GCGTACTCACCCTCCAGAAGAGAGCGCAGGCTTTGCAGCCTGTTCTCTACTTGATTGTGGATGAAGTCAACCTTGGGCTGTGTGTGTGTATCGCTCATCAGAATCTCCTTATACACTTGTTTGGTTCGGGGTGTCAAGTCTGTCAGTATGGGGGGGCCGGTTGGCCTATTCCTCACCCGACTCGGCGAGCATGGCGGCGAAGGCGCGAGCCCAGCACAGTAGAATCTCACGGTGGCACAGGGGCTGCTCTACCCCGTCCTTGGGCTCCTCCCATGGCAGGACTACCCAAGGGTTGCGCTGGATGCGGTCCCAGGTGTCTTCAGTCAGGAAGGCGAACGACCACCCAGGGTTGTCGGGCGCGGTGACCATGACGCTGCTTTCAGGGTGCTTGCCGAAGGTGAACAGCGCCGATGCATCGGGATGCTCGAAGCTCACACCATTGCGGCTCATTTGGAAGCGGGACTTGCGGAAGCCCAGCTTGCGAAGCCGAGCGGACATTTGACGATTAGTGATGGGTGTAATGATACACCTCCTATTGGGTGATTGTTTTGATGTTTGGAACTGGAAGCAGGTTGCCCCAGTTGTCCATGAGAAAGCCGTTGCCAACTGTGTCGGTCCAGAACCTGCAAGGCTTGCCGATGATGAACCGGAAGGATCCGGTTGCTTTTCTTGAGTCGTTCACGATGGCTCCTGTGTGTCGGGGGTTGTTTGGTTTGCCTCTCACCCTACAGAACGAGAGGGGTTCTAAACGCGGACATAGGTCAGGAAGTGGGCGCTTTCCACTGGCTCCTGTAATGAGGGCAACCGTTATTGTGCAGGAAGCCATGCCAGTGGGCCTCCAGTCGTTTAGGGTCGGTGCTGTCGAAGTCGAGGGTGTGAACCCCTGACGGGCCGGTCATGCAATACCTCCGGTCGCCGGTTGTCCCGCATCGAGTGATGGTGAGACGACAGTTCCCGACTTGCACCAAGCCTTGAGATTGGAGGTGGCGGGCGTATCGCGACAGGTCCATGATGGCCTGCCGTGCTCCAAGGTTACGCAAGGGGCACACTGAGTCCAGCACCATCAAGTCCAAGTCGTCAATGTCCAGACCCTTGCGGTCTATCCAGTACGCGGTGGTGTCCGTTCCAGTGCGGCGGAAGTAGAACGTCACAAGGTTCTCCTCCAGGCCGAACCGGATTTCATCCATGGGTCGGCCCGAGCGGGCCGGGAAGGTGAAGCGTAGGGTGTCGATGTCGCGCCTCATGCCGCACCTCCAGACTTCTTGGGGCCAAGGGTGCCTTGGATGCGATCGACGTAGTGTCCGTAGGAACGGGGCACGTCAGTCGCAACCTTGTTGACGGCCTCTTCTTTGCTACGGGCCTCGACCTTGCTGGTGTGGATAACCATCCAGCAGCTTTCGAGTTGATAGCCGACGGTGAAAATGGTTCCGGGTGGGTACTTCATGATGGGCTCCTGTTGGTTGTGTTTCGACCGTGCTCGGTCATCATCAGGGGGCGAGCATCACGCCCCGACACGGCCCCGAAGGGCCATCGCTCATCCAGTCCAGAAGATTGACGCATTCGCGAGCGCCTCTTCGTGGCCGCCCTCCATCGGACGCCGATGACCAGACCGCGTCGAGTGGTAGAACCACGCGCCGTCCTTCCAGACCATGACGGCCTTGCCGTCCTCGTAGTTACTGCCGGTGACCCATGCCCCGGTGTACTTGCGCTCCGAGCCCTCCCAGTAGTCCTCTGGGTAGGTGTGGACCGGGCGTATCGCCTCGTACTCTTCCGGGTCCGTGTAGACCTTCCGGGCGTTATCGGTCAGGGCGTTGTGAACTTCGAGAACTTCGGGCGGAATGGTCGCCCACTCTCGCGCCTTCTCGGCCTTCAGTTCTGCGGCGATTCTCGCATACTCATCTCGCATTTGCTGACGGTGCTGCTCTTTCTCTTCTTCAGTCCATGGCATGTCGGTTCTCCAGTTAGTGGGGGGGTTCAGTAGCGGCTGTCGTCGCGATGCTTTCCACAGCAGCGGCAGCGGAGGATGTTAAGGGCATTGAAGGTTTTGCAAAGAGAGCAGTACCAAGTCATGGGGGCTCCAGGGGTGGGGGGGTTCAGTAGCCAGCGGCTACAGCGTTGGCGTCGTAGTACTCGTGGCTGTCCTCGGTCCATGCGGGCCAGCCGGGTTGCTCTTCCCAGGTGGTCACACACTCGTGGGCAGTGGTGCCGTCGTAGTCGGTGAATGCTTCCCACCGTTCACCAGTCGGGCGGTTCACTGTCTCCGAGCGAAGCCTGCCCACAGGGCAGAACTGGACGAACTGGCTGGACATGTAGCCGTCGCAGTCGCGTCCCTCATTGAAGTAGGTACGGGTGACCGTGTGCCCGTCGTATTCCCACTCGATGATAGTGCGGTCATACCCCTCATCGGTGGGTGTGAAGCGGTGGTGCCGCAGGGTCTGGCCGGTCTTCAGTTGGACGACGACATCGCCGCCGTTCACGCTGTCCTTGAATCGGGCAATCACATCTCACCTCCCCGGATGAACACTCGGACGTTGACGCGCTGGCCATCCATGCCAGGGTGGCAGCGATGGCGGAACGTGTGGACGTTGCCCTGTGGCTTGTTGTAGCTGCCCATGTACTGCCAGGACTCGCCACTGAAGGGGCAAGGGGCATTTACCTTGTCAGCCATGCGGGCGTTCGAATAGTGGCGGGCGAGCGTCTGCCACGCTTCCTCCCAGTCGTTGTGGTGACGGTTCATGCAGAAGGTGCGGTCGAAAGAGATGTTGTCAGTCATTATGCTTCCTGTGCAAAGGGTGAAGGGTTGGGGGTGCTGCGAACAGCGGACACGCGGGGGCGGCCTGCTCTCATGTCGAGGTAGGCCTTCTCGGACTCGCGCACCGTCTTGCCGGTGCCCACAGTCTGGAAGGTGTCCATTTTGTAGGGGTTGTACATGAGCGGGTCAGCGTCGGCGTACTCCTCAGCATCCACCATGAAGTGATTGAAGGTGCCACAATCAGGCACGAGGTAGCCACGGGCGAAGGCATGGACGTTCTTACGGCCCTCACGGAGGACACGAGCACGGCCAGCGGGCTGCACTACCCACTTGACGAACATCAGGTGTAGGTTCTGACGGTGGGGGCGTATCGGTATCAGGCGGCCAGTCGCTGTGCTGCGGATGCTCCACAGGTTCTTGTGGAGGTTCCAGTAGACCTCGACGCGCTGAAGCTCAAGGGGGTTGAAAGTGTCGATCATGATTGCTCCTGTTGATTGAAGGGGGCGCGGCTTTGATAAAGCAGGCCGCGCGGACTGCTACCCTCTCACAGATTACTTGGCGGCCATCTGCTGGTCGGCCTCGTCAGCCTTGGCGAGCACCAGCTTGGCGGCCTTCTCGGCCTTGGATGCCGCAGACACGATGGCCTTGGGGTCACCCTTGAGGACCTTGAGCCAGTGGCTCAGGTACGCAGCGTGGTCGGCGCGTGGCTCGTCAGGCTGGCTGATACCAGCATCGCAGCAGAGGAACGCTGCGCCAAGCTCGGCGACCAACTCTTCGAATGCGTAGGCATCCTTGTAGCTGCCCTTGCGCTCCTTCTTGAAGCGGTTCAGCCTGGACTTGTGGCCCGTGCTGTGGACGGCCTCGTGGAACGCGGTCGAGAAGTACTCGGCCTCACTCTCGAACTGCTCGAACAGTGGCAACTGGATGTGGTCATCCGATGGACGGTAGAAGGCACGGTCGCCGCCGTGGCGAATCTCAACCTCGGTGGCCCATGCATCGAGGATGACCTTGGCCTGCTCGAAGTTGTCGCCAGCTTGAGAGCCATCGTGGTCCTCAACCGTAGGCCGTGGCCCTGGGGCGTGCTCGCTGCCCTCGGCCCACTCAATCTGGCAGGCATTGAAGACCGTGTACAGCCTGAGCCGTGCATAGGTCATGGGCTCACCGTTGGCGTCAAGTTGGGGCTTGCCGGTCTTGGGGTCCTTGTAGGGCAGGAACAGCCACTTCACAATCTTGGTGCCCTTCTCGCCCTTGCGGACTTGGCCGCCCTTGCCCTGGGCACCCTTGTAGGTGTGCCAAGTCGGCGACCAGAAGCCCTGGTCCTGAGCAGAGCCCCAGAGCAGCAGCACGTTGATGCCGTTGTAAGGCTTGCCGCTGCCTCCGCTGACGGGGCGAACGAGTGCGCCGCCCAGCTTCTTCCAGCCGCAGCGCCATGCGAGGGTGCCTGCCTCGATGGAGGCGATGAGGGTGTCTGCGATTACTTTGTATGGGTCGAACTTAGCCATAGTGATGGGCTCCTGTTTGTTTGAGAGAGGGTGGGGGGTTCTACTTAGAGAGGATGGGATAGCCCTCGCGTTCCGCTACACGGTCGGCGAGTGCATACAGCTTGAGGTTGTGAGGCTCACCCAGGCCAGCCCAGATGACGCCATCCGAGTCAACCACGGTGTCAACGTGGCGGACCTCGAAGTCGGTTACGAAGTTGCTCCAGGCGTTGAGCCATCGGCGGTTCTGCTTCCACCGGACCAGCACACGGGCCCCGGTGTAGGCGAACTGGGCATAGCGCCAGCCAGCATCCACCAGGGAAGTGTCTGGGGTGTCGTTGTTCAGGTGAAACGACGGCAGCAGGTCGAGCAGGGGGCCGGTGTTATCGGCCCTGCTCGTGAGGTAGAACATGTGCATGGGGTCTCCATGGTTGAGTTGTTCGGGAACTATCCAGAGACTGTCAGTCATCGAGTCTATCCAAGCCCATCTCGCCGTAGTGGCTGGTCAGGTCGCGGAGGCTCTTCACCTTCACGTCGCCCAGCGCCTTCCGCTTGTCGGTTGCCCATGGGTGGCCGAACACCATCCCGGTCACCTTGCCACGGGGGCTGATGTCGATGTGAGCAGAGTCGAAGGCGATGCTGCGCTGAACACACAGCCTCAGTGTGCCCTGGCGCTCGCGTCCCTTACCAAGAGCGACCCGGATAAGGCTGAACTCGGCACCCCTGAACGCCAGTTCGTTGAGGATGTCCTTTTGTTTGGTGCTCATGAGCGCCATAGCGTTGAAAAGGTCCATCTCGACGAAGTTGTCGCGGCCCATGGCCTCTTCGAGGGGGCTCTCAGGCTCGAAGCGGGCCATTGAGTTGAGGAAGATGTGGGAATCGTTGATGAGTGCTGACATGGTAGCTCCAGTGTGAGGGGGTAGGGGCCGAAGCCCCCGGTGAGGGTTGGGGTTCAGGCGGTCAGGAAGTAGACAGGCGGCTCATGAATGAGACGCTCGGCTTGCTCAACCACCGATTCAAGTGTGCAGTTGGTGAACTTGTGAATGTGAAAGCGACCACGGCTGCGGCTGATGTAGTGGCCGGTGACCTTGTCACCGTCGCGGTGAATAACGTACACGCCGCGAAGGTCGTGCTCTCGGCGGTTGCCGTTTGAGTCTTCGTAAACACGTGACATGGTGGGTATCCAATGGGGGCCGAAGCCCCCGGTGGGGGTTATTGGCAGTGCGCCGTCAGTTCTTCTTCAAGGTCCATGGCCATGAACCGCTCGAAGTCATCGCCGAGCAACCGCTTGAGGCTGCGAGTCTGCTTGACCGTCTGGCGATACGTGGCGGTGGCCTCCTTCGCTTCGCGGCTGTCGGGGTCGTCAAGGTCGTACCCGAAGTCCGAGCAGAACTCTTCAAGGGTCTGGCCCCACATCACATAGTGGGCATCAGAGAGCAGGCAGTAGACCACGTCCCAGGTTGTGGGGTGAGCATGCGCGGACCCGGTGAAAAACGGCACGGTCATGCTGCGCCCCTGGTAGTGAATCTGAGCGGTCCAGGCGTCACTGCGTGCCTGCCAGGGGAGGAGTCCGACTCCGGTGGGTCGCCGGGCGGTGATGTTGCTGCTAATCATGGTCATGGGGTGTCCGTTGGGGCCAGTGGCTCCCGGTTGGGGTTGACGGTTGGACCGTCAGGGTTGATTGAAAGTAACGGTTGTACCTGGGTTATTCGCTGCTGCCCTAACCTGCCCTAACCTCAGGGAAAGAAGAGCAAGGGGGAGAACCCCATAGGGGGGAGAGAGAGAAAAAGTTGGGGGCTTTCTGCCCTAACCTCACCCCCTGCTCGATGATAGTTGAGCTTCATCCCCGGATAATCGCTGCCCTAACCCCACCAAAAAAGGCGGGAAAGGTCGGGGCAGGTCGGGGCAGGTTGAGGCTCACAGGCTCGAATAGAGGCGCGATATGGCGAGGTTCAGTGCGTAGGGGGTCAGCGGCGCATCGCTCTCTACCGGTTTGAAACTACCATCGGCCACGCGATATCCGGCGTTCGAGGCCCAATAATCGCGTTTCGGGTTCCAGGTGAAAGTGGACCCTTCCAGGTTCAGCCCGTCCCCCAGCCATCCGGCGTCGGGTTTCGGGTTCCAGGTGCTGCCCGGAAAGTACCGGGGAACCTTGGTTTCTCTGGGTTTGAGGGTTGCAGGTGCTTGGCCGTCGGAGCGGCGGAGCAGCGAACCGGGGGAGGTCCGCCGCCCGCCAGGGCTCGACTCTCGTCTGACGCTGGAGGAGCCCCGGCGACGGCTATGTGAATCGTTTCGGCCCTGCTGTGGGCCCTCATCAGCGGTGCAGCATCAGCACCGGACGATTGCAGCGCCCCCCCTGCATTCCGGGAGTGGAAGGGGGGAGCGTTTGGCGGTCCATGCATGCAGCAGCCACGGCTGCCGATGCCCTCGTTGAGATGACCAGTTCATTGACCGGGTGAAGGGTTGCCCGGACTGCCTCCAAGTCGGCAGTGTGGTTGAGTGTTGAGGGAGTATTCCCAAGTGGTTGCGGACATCGGTGCTTGGCTCCCGGTCTTGTCTCCCGGTCTTCGCCACCCCACGTTCAAAGGGGCTGTTGCGCTCACTCTTCCTGGCCTCGCTTGCTCTCATGGGCCAGCCCCTCACTGAGTGCCGTCTACCCGGTCAGCCTGAGGTTGTTACCCTCAGGGGTCGCTGTCGGTGTCTGGCTTCCGATAATCCCCGATGTTCCTGCCGTGGCAGTAGGGCTGAGCCCGGTCGGTTCTGGTACGTCATCAGATGATGGGGACTGTTTGTTGAGTCCGACCCCCCTACAACTAAGGGGGCGAGTGTTGATGTCCTCCACTTCGCCGGCTCCAACCTTGGTGTTGGCAAGGAGCCGGTTGACGATGTCAAAGAGCGGGGCGGGGAGTGTCCCGCCGGTCGGCAACCTATATAGCACATACCGTGCCAAACTGTGCCAATGCAGAGACGTACAGCGGTTTTGAAAATCTACTCACCAGTAGGGGCCTGATTTGGCACAGACAGTCCATGCCAAACCGTGACATATATGTCGTGGTCAGGAATGGCCTAAACGCTGTACGCAATATTTCGATGCAGAGACGTACAACGTTTGGAAGACCCTGCCAAACCGCGACACACATGTCGTGGTCTACTTTTCGAAGGACGACAAATGCAGAGACGTACAGCGTTTAGCATTTTGGGTTTCGAGTCGTGGTGTTGACGTGGCAAGGGAAAAATGCTCTCCCCCCATGCAAGTCCTGTGCCATACCTTGGTTGTGCCAAAATGGCTTTGCGTACAGCGTTTTTGGCCCGTTTGCTGCCAGGTGAGCCCCCCGTCAGGGTGTGCCAAAGATTGGCACGGCACTTGCATAAGAAGGGGCCATGACCTTCGCACTTGCCTTTGCAGACCTCGACGCAGCCGCCCCCCGGCAACGGGCTCGGTGTGCTGCGACGGGTCGATTCGTGGCCTGGGCCAAGGTTCCTCAGCTTCGGGTCCCCGGTGCCCCTCGCGTCGTCGTCATCGCTTCCCCCCTGGTGGTGGTTGCTGCTGACGGTGCCGAGGCTGCCCCGGTGGCCCCTGCTGCTGAGGTTGCCCCGGTCGCCATCGTTGACGGTGCCGAGGCTGATGCTGCCCCCCCTGTGGTGGCTGCACTTCTTAATGGCGCGCGCGCGGCGGCTGGTGCTGCTGGGCGGTGGTTCCGCCGTAAGGCCTCAGCCCTGGTGGCTGGTGCCCGTGCCGCCCTGGTGGCTGGTGCCCTCGCCATCGGCGACGGTGCCCCCCCTGTGGGCGGTGCTGGCCCCATGGCCTGCCCCCCCTGTGGAGGTGACGATATGTAGAAGCATACGCCATAACCCGCCTTTGCCCTGGGTTTTTCGAGGGGTGAACCGGAGGCCCGGACCAGGGTCAGGGCGGAGCCTCGCCTCGTCGCGGCGGGGGGAGAGGCGGTGGCCATCGCGGCTGCCGGTGGCGGCTCGCAGCGCTGGGGGGGGACGAAGTCCCCCCCTGGGGAAATGATAGTGATAGTAAATCTACAAAGCTCAGGGTTGACGTGGTGTTTGTACAAATATAGACTCCGGTCTCGGAGTAAATATGACTGACTATGTGTGTTTAGCGCGTCGTTTTCCAGCCAAGGGAATCGATGGCGTTCTTGGTGTTCCAGTAACAAACCCTGATGAAATCGATTCTTATTTAGAAGAGCTTCCTGTGCCTGTTGCTGCTGACAAGGTTCGATTCGTTCGGCTTACTGCCATACCTGAAAAGTCGCAGAGTCATCTCAAGTCAGGTGACGTAGTGGTCAAATATAGCGGCTTGTCGGAAAGGTTTCTGGATGTCTTGCGTCCTGTTGAGACTGCAAGCATGAATACCAACTACAAGTCTGGTGAGATTGACTGGCCGTTGGCTGAGGAGGCAAGAGAGAAGGCTCTCGAGTCAGGCGAATGGTCTCTTACATGTAATGACTACCAAGTGGCCATATGTGATCCAAGCGGTAGGCTTGCTGTGCTGAGGGGCGCATTCGCTACGCCAAGGCGTTTATTCAAGTACGCATTTGCTGTTTTGCTGCAGACCGAGAGAGATAAGCGTCGTGTGACGTACGATCCGTACAAGGGTCACTTATCTATGCCATCAGACAAGCCAAGATGGGCATGGACTACCTTTAGGTTTCTGCATCACTACATCATGTCGAATGGTCCAGTTGTGCCGAATGGTCAATACCATCAACTCAAGAAGATGCTGGAAAGACATCATAGAGTTGCGATGTCTTTGCCTACTCCAGAGATGGGGCCATATCTGAGGCTTCATACAAGAAGAACTCACAAGCACACACAAGAGTTTTGGAAGCGGGCACAGGTCGAGTACTTGAACGATCCAGACTCTCTACCAAGAGCGCTGTCGTTTGTTGCGTCTAAAGGATGCGAGGCCAGATGGGTGCGTGTGGAGTTGTCCGAGGTAGACGAGATTCTGCGATGCGTATCTTGGCCTGAATGGAATGATTGTCATGATCCGTTTCACTTCAGCACATTTCGCAACAAGAACATGGCCAAGTGGAACTGATGTTGGATGTAAAGTTCGTATCTCGCAATCTGAGAGTTGTGATTCGAGAGTGGTATGCGTGGTTGGCTGACAAGGCCATGCATCAAGATGAATGGAGAGCAGTGCCTCATTGGTGCAAGCAGATTCCATCAAGGCTGGACATACCTTGGGCATTGTTCGAGTTGGACAAGCACAAGGATCGGCGTCAGATGCTGCGTGCATTGTTTGTAGTAGTGGACGAGATCTATATGGCTTGTGAGCAGATGGAGAATGTTCCGTCTATTGATAAGCTGAGGAACCATCTTTTAGAGTGGCATGAGGATGAATATGAGTGAATGGATGTACATGGTAGAGGTTCCTGGTGACCCAATCGGCAAGGGAAGGCCAAGAGGAACGTCAGTTGGCGGCCACGTAAGGCTATATACGCCTAAAAAGACTGCAGATTGGGAGCGTTCTGCGGCAATGGTGATGACCAGTGTTTGGCGAAAAGCGCCACTTGATGAGCCTGTTGAGGTCGAAATAGCGGCATTTTCGCATCGTCCTAAGCGTTTATTGCGCCGAAAAGACCCAGATCATGTGATTTGGAAGCGATCTAAGCCAGATGCAGACAACATCTGTAAATGTGCGCTGGATGCCTTGGTGATGGCTGGGGTGATACGAGATGACTCATTAGCGGTCAAGGTAACGATACAGGACTTCTATGCAGAGCGTGATCGTGGTCCGAGGCTATGTTTGCGTATGCGTCCAGTGGGTCCTGAGCCTGTGGAGGGCTGGTGGGACTTGGCGTCTAAGAGAATGGGCAAGACACTGATGGAGGTTTTTCAAGAAGAGGAGGACGGCTTTCTGCACGACTTGCCTTGGTAGTCACTGTGTGGTACCTTGCTATTGAGTTGCCAAGGAACGGTTGTTCTACGGTTCTCTCCTGTTTGTTTGTTCGAAAGGCCCTACTTGCTCTGGTAGGGTCTTTTTCTTTGTTTGCTATATTCTCAATATAAGGTAAAGTTGTGAGGACCTTAACTTGAGGGCTATGACATATGGCTATAACGAAACTAGATTCATCGTATTGTAGTTACAAGGTTTTGATCGATACAGATTTAGGCAGTGCGCCTGTTCAAAACTTTACTGGTGGTCCGGTTACTGTGTATTCAATCACAGTCGACAACAGTAGCCAGAACTCAGCTACGCCATCTTATTTGAAGCTCTACGATGCATTGACTGATGGTGGCATTGTCGCTGCGAGTACGGAGCCTGACTACATTCTTCAAGTTGATGGTGCGAAGAAGAATGTATTTAGTTTTCCGGCTGGACTTGCTGTAGTCAATGGCTTGTCGATGCGTTGTGTCGCGTCTGCTCAAACGAATGACACGAGTAATCCTGGTCAAGACGTAACCGTAACCGTATTATACAAGTGAGGTTTTAAGTGGCTGATTTTCTTGCTAATTTAGAAAACCCTATCGCTACGCTGGCTTTCACTGAGACTGCAGCTAACGCGACTATTGTTCAAAACATTTTTCAAAAGCAGGCTGCCAAGGTCCACTTTATCAAGATTGACGCGACTTCAAACACAGCAGAAGATGTGTACTTGAAGCTTTACACTGACACGAGTGCAACGGGTCAGAATGTAACTGTTGGTACAACGAATCCGTTTTTGGTGTACAAGTGCGCTGCTGGCAAGGTTGTTGACGCATATGTTCCTGAAGGAATCACTGTAGGCAACAGCGCTTATATTCATATGGCTGTTTGTCAGGAGGCTGGCGTTGCTGGCAACACGAATCCTACAGGTACTGTGTCAATCACTTTGTTAGGGGCTTAGCGCCATGGCGTCAGAGGATGCCTTTTATACTGGTGACGGCTATGCTCAGTCGTACGAGTTGAGCGATTCCAAGCAGGTATACGACCAAAGGCGTGCTTTGAGTCAGCAGTTTGACGATTTGGCTGACGAAATCGGCATGATTGAGTCCGAGTACTACAGTTTATCTGAAGCTGATCGTGAGTCGAAGCGTGGCGAAATTCTGAATGAGTGGCACAGTGCTCGCATGGATGAGTTGTCAGAGGTCGGCGATAAGATTGACCAGGGCGCGTATATGCGCTTTTTGCGGGGCGAGGACTACTATTACGAGACGAAGCCGTATGCTCTGGACGATTTTGATGCTCGTCGTGCTTTTGATGTGATTGATTATGTTGGTCCTGCGATTCCTGATGACATCGAAATGCGTATGGCTCAGGAGTCTGAGCAGGCTGGTTTGTTTGAGGCGACGTTGGAGGCTGGTGGCCCACTCGTCCATTTGTCAGGTCCAAACGGCACAATGAACCGTTTCATCTACAATAAAGCCACAACATTTAATCATCCAGTTCAATCTGTACAGTTGAATAGATCTGATAAACTGGCTTTGATGAAAGATATAGACAATGTTCAGAGCTTAAAGGACGCCGGTCTGATATCATTTCTGTTATATAAAGAGTTATTAGGCGACGTTACCTTATTTTAGGAGACTATTGTGGCACGACGTAGAATGAGTCCTGAGCAGGCGCAGGCATTAGCTGAGAAGTACCGTGCTCGATATCCAGATCTTTCTCCGCGTGAGATCATGGAGATTGTCACTGACCCATCTTTGGAAGGTTTTGATCCGATCGTAAGTCCTCCTCGTGAGGAGTACAAGGGCTTTCGGGTTCCTCCAGGTAGTCCTGAGCAACAACAACGCTACAAGCGAGCGATTGACGATCGTTTGAGTGGCTTTGATTCGCGTCAGGTGGAGCGTGACGCTGCTGCTCGTGCTGGTTTAGCTAGAGACATTCGCAGCAATATTGCGGGCGTTGTGAAGCCAGCGAGCATGGCTGCATCTGTGACGCCGTATGATCTTGGTCTTGGCGACGTTGGTTATGCTGCTGGCGAGTTGATTGACCCAGAGGGCACGTATGGTGACGCCATGTTGGCTGCTGGTGGTGGACTGTTGACCGCTGGTGTTGGTTCTGGCGCGATTATGTCGAAGGCCGCCAAGGAGGCTCGCAAGGGCATGAAGCGTGCCGATGATGTTGAGGATTTGACGCCTACGGTCATGTACGACAACCCTTTGAATTTTCCAAAACGTGCAGGTACGCCTCCTTCTTCAGCGCGTCGAAGCTTAGAAGAGGTGTCCAAGATGTCGAAGGCAGAACAAGATGCATATCTTCCTGCCCTCCGAAAGGGGGTCGAATATCAAGCATACGCCAACAGGTATGGATCGGGCGGTCGATTCCCAGAGTTTCGTCCCGACATGAAGGACATTCAATCTAAAATTACAAAGCAAGTAGATTCGATGAGGACTCCTCCGCAGTTGAATCCACTTGCGTTTGGTGTTGGTGGCACTGCCGCCATTGGTGCGCTTGTCAGGGAAAAACACGGTAGCGGTCAAGAGGACGTTTTTGCCGGTGCTCGCGGCATGGGCTACCAAGACATGGTCGATGAGATGGCAGCCAAGCCGATTGATCCCAACCTGAGCGTTCGCATGATGAACGAAGTCAGGAAAACAACGGACTACGGCAACGCCTTTGCTGAGACGACAGACCGCCAAGATCCAATGAACTTCAGCAGTGCTGATGAGCTTGCTGACCTTCCTGGGCTGTACCAGGAAAATCGAGATGCTGCGGTTCGCATTTTTGAGCAAACAGGTTCAGTGCCCTCTGGTATGGCTCGCTCTTTGGGCAAGTATGAGGCCCTGATGAACACTCGTGGTGCTTTGTTGGATGAAGAAAGCCGCATGCTTCGTGAGGGAATCTCCTTCAAGCCTTCGATGCCTATCGTTGAGGATAGGACTATGATGGCAGGCCAAGGTGGTATGGGTCGAGAGATTGAGCCTGCTATGGGAGATCAGCCCATGGACACTATGAATGAAAAGAAGGCCTACGGAGAGTAAGATGGATGAGAAATTAAAAGGGTACTACGGAAAGGCTGTTCAGCTTACAGATATAGCGAAACGGAACCCCAAGGTGGGCAATCTGCCGCCTAAGGAGCGCGTTCGTAGGTATGCTCGTGAGGAGGGTAATCCTGCTGAGCCCGTTAATCGTGTGACTCGCGCCAAGCACAATGCTGCGATGCAAGACTTCTTAGAGGACCGTGGGCTTGCTAATCTACCGAGGCTCAGTGAGCGTGGTGGTCCCGGTATGAGCTACAGTGAGACTGGTGGCCCCAAGGAAGATCTAAATGAGATTTCTAGTCAGCTTACAAAGGCATCTAATATGCATGCTCGTCAGTCAGAGCGTGTAGGCAAGATTGCGAAGAAGATGAAGTAGCCATGGCACAGTCAGCAGACGCTCTACTCAAAGCAGGTATGAAGACGAACAAGCCTCGTCGCATCAAAAAGGGTGAGCCTGGGTACGGTAAAAAGAAGTTTGTTGTTGTGGCTAGCTCTGGCGGCAAGAAGAAGGTCATTCGCTTTGGCGATGCCAAGATGGCCATTCGACGCGACAACCCTAAGGCTCGAAAGAACTTTAGGTCTCGCCATGGATGCGACAAGGCTGGTGCCAAGAACAAGCTGACGGCGAAGTATTGGTCTTGCTACCAGTGGCGTGCTGGATCGAAGGTGAAGGGATGATGTTCAACAAGATGTTGATGCGGAACATGAGGGAAACCGGGCAACCGGATTCTTGTCCTCGTGCGACTCAGGACCTTCAGATGAATCTTGAGAACCGCCAGAATGCTTTAGATACAAAGATGTACGGCCCTGCCAATCCTCAGCTTGACGCGAGCGGTGGTAATGAAGAGTTTTGGGCTCGTTTTGCCGATCAGTTCAACGACTCGATTGAGAATGTGATGCAGATGCGCTGTGGCAATTGCTCCTTCTTTGATCGTTCTCCTCAGATGCTGGAGTGTATTGAAAAGGGCATTGGTGATGAGGGAGACCCCGAGATGGCTGTGGAGGCTGGAGAGTTGGGGTATTGTCAGGCTTTAGATTTCAAATGTGCATCCATGCGAACGTGCATGGTTTGGGCAGGGAGGGTGTGATGTTTTTTTATGACCACGCGATGGCTAGAGATGATCTTCTTGAGCAACAGCACGGCCCGATGGGTGAGCTTGATATGCTTGATGGCCTTCGTGCTATGACAATGTTCAAGCGTGATCAGGGTCCTCTTGGCCCTCTCGACATCAATCAGGACGTAAAGCATGCGCTTGCTAGCCATCCCGATTGCATCATTGAGTTGGCTACAGAAGGATTTTTGTCCGAACAGCTAGTTCGTGAGCTTGAGCAGATGGTCAAAGATAGCGTTCCTGATTCAGATAAATTTGGGAAGATGCTGCCTTCTGGAATGATCGCCACAATCAGTGGCCCATATCCAAGTGAAGACTACACAGTCATCGTAAAATCTAAAAATTCTAAAGGATCTACCGCCCAAATGGAAGGACCCATGATGCCCAACGCCAGGAGATTTTTGCTATGAGTAACGGACCGAAAAAGCCGACCCCGTCAGGACCGTCTCTTGATCAACTCTTGATGAAATCGATGAGCGGGAATCAACCCATTAAACGTGCAGCAGACACCAGTGCTGTAGACACTCGTGTGATGCAGGAACGACAGCCTCCTGACGATTTTCAGAAACGATTTGATGCTTTGTACGAGAAACGTCGGCAGGAGGACCTTACGGCACGTCAGCAAGACGATTTTCAGAAACGATTTGATGCTTTGTACGAGAAACGTCGGCAGGAGGACCTTACGGCACTTCAGGAGCCTAAGCGGGTTCAGCAGGGCGCGCTTAGGGCAGGTCAGCAATCAACTACTGTTCGCCCTCCACCGAAACCAATCACAAAAAAGTTTTCAACTAAAATACCAGTTAGCAAAACAACCACTCTTGAACCAGTTCGAATGGGTGAAGGTTTGGGCGGTGGATTGAAAGCAACAGTTAAGTTCAAGTGATATTATGCCTGGATATTCAGAAGACGAAATGCTGATGCGTAATATGCGTATGAAGGGTCCCTCGGAAACGGGTGGCCCTGGCAAGAAAAAGAAAAAGAGCAAGAAGAAGGGAAACATCCCGACGAATCCGAAGCTCTACGCAAGAGTCAAAGCAGAGGCCAAGCGTAAGTTTGATGTGTACCCCAGCGCTTATGCAAACGCATGGCTCGTCCGCGAGTACAAGAAGCGTGGCGGTGGATACCGGAAGGGCTAGTCATGTCTCTTACGCGATGGTTTGACGAGGAGTGGGTCGATATAAAGACTGGCAAGCCGTGTGGTCGACAAAAGGGTGAGAAGCGCAAGGGCTACCCCGCATGTCGGCCAAGCAGGCGGGTGTCTAAAAAGACTCCCAAGACTTCTGGTGAAATGTCCAAGGAAGAGAAAGCGAGCTTTACCAAAAGAAAGACAGGACCTAAAAGAACAGAGACTGAAACGGGCAATCCAGCAGAGGACAAGTTTCTGGCCAAACACATGCGTATGGAATACAAAAAGAAGCCAAGAATGAGTCCTGATCAGAAAAAGCAGGCGCTTGCGATTGGATACAACAAATACAAGAAAAGGAAGAAGTAATGAGTGTGAATAAAGCAATCCTCGTAGGGCGTCTCGGAGTTGATCCAGAGCTTAGAACAACCGGCACTGGGACATCCGTCGTTAACATTCGCATGGCAACGACTGACCGGCGCAAAGAGGGTGACTCTTGGGTAGACCATACAGAGTGGCACAACGTCACCGTATGGGGCCGAACCGCAGAAAATGTGGCAAAGTTTTGCTCTAAGGGCAAAGAGATCTATGTGGAAGGCAAGATCCAGACTCGTAAGTACACAGACAAGAACGGTGCCGAGCGCTTCTCAACGGAAATCGTCGCTGACAATGTGCGGTTCCTTGGCAGCCGCGCTGATAACAGCCCAATTGTTCAAGCGCAGAATGTTGCTCATAGCTCTAATGACGAGCACATCCCGTTTTAGTCTGACCCGTAGGCCTCTTTCTTAAAGAGTGTGGTTAACTTTTCGATGTACTTCCTCCTTTCAACCTTGTCAGTTGGGGGAGGAGCATCGCTTATTTTACCTTCTTCTTTAAGTTTTTGAAGAATCTCGTTAAACTTACGGTGGTCTTCTTGTGCTTTATTGTTCATTTTAGATATCCCGTGTATGTGATAATGAACTGAAAGGGGTGAATATGTCTGACGACAACGACGATTCAATCGATGTGAGCGAGAGCGAGAGCGTTATCGATATTTCAGATCGATCTGCTCACATAGATAATCCCCACGTTAACGCTTGGCTAAAGGCTGATGATAATGAGTTTAGGCCCACTCATCAGCAAGAAAAGTTTCGAGAGTTGGCCTACAAAATGGCTCGCTACAAAAAGTTTTTCCGTGGTGAGTGGTACAAGGCAACGAAGAAGAAAGAATACGCAGGCGTGCCCATTAACGAGCGCACTTGGAATCGATGGTGTACTGAAGATGATCGATTCAAAGCTTGGTTTTACGATGAGTTTCCTGAGACCAGCGAACTATCTGAGGAAGAGTTTCGCATGATGGACATGCAGTACTGGACTGGTGTTCGTGATGCCATGGGCGATGGTGAAGAGTGGGCTTATCGTCAGTATGCTAAGACTCGTTTCGATTCTGCTGCAGCCAAAAAGGATCAGGCGGAGAGCGAGTCATTGTTGGAGCTTAGAAACTATTTCTCCATGGGTGGCGGAGATGGGTGGACATCCAAGCCGGGTGAGGCGTAGTGGATGCCAATGACAAAAAGCGTCTTGCCCAACTGTGCTCCAACCCTGGTGAGTTCATAGGCAGATTAAAGATCGTAGATGAGAAAGGTCAGGAGCGGTACTTCAACACACCGTTCGCAGAGCAAGTCATGGCTCTCCAAGACTTTCAGTCAGAAGCAGAGACAGTCATCCACTATAAGCCTCGTCAGATCGGCGATACTACCGTAGCGACGGCGTACAACTTTAACTATTTGTATTGGGCAACGGACCCCGCTCGTTGTTTGGTCGTTGCTGACTCTTACGACTCTACTGACGCCATCTTCGGTCGTGTACGTCACTACTACCGATCTCTGCCTCAGATGCTCAAGAAGCCTATTGAGCGCTCAAACAAGCGTGAGTTGATTTTCAAAGACAGCATGGCCGGTTTCCGCTGCATGACGGCAGGCGGTAAGAGTGATGCTCGTGGTTGGACATATCAGCGCCTGCATGCAGATGAGTTGGCGTTCTGGCCGAATGCAGAGGATGTGTGGGCCTCTGTTACATCGACGCTGCACGAGGGACCACACAAGAAGATCATTATTATTTCTACTGCTGACGGACCCGGCAATCTATTCCACTCCAAAGTTTTGAGTGCTATCGAGGCCAAACAGCGTGGAGATACCTCAGTCAGGTTTCGTTTCTTCAAATGGTCGGACCACTTGGCATACCAAGCTGAAGTCCCAGATGGTTGGGAGCCAGATCAAGAGGAGTGGGAGTTAGCTCAACAGCACAACCTCTCGATGCAGCAGTTGTATTGGCGACACGATCGTATTCATGGTGTCAATGGTATTGGCATTCGTCGATTCAGGCGTGAGTACCCACTGACGATCGAGGATGGCTTCGCTATCCATGATGGGAGTTGGTTCGACACAGACTATTTGAACTCTGTGTTGTCTTCTCTGAGTCCTGTGGAAGGTGAACTCAGGGTGTATGAGCGCCCATACCCAGGCATGAACTACTCAGTCGGTGTTGATCCATCGTGGTGTAATGGCGGAGATTATGCCGTTGCCCAGGTTTTGAGCGCGGATGGCCGTCAAGTTGCCACGCTGTCTATGAATCAGGGTGGAGAGATCCTGTTTGCACAGAAGGCTGTTGAGCTTGCGATGCACTACAACAAGGCCAGGACATTGATTGAGGCCAACACTGGTGGTGCTGGGCCTGTTGTTATTCGAGAGTTCCAAAAAGCTGGACTCCCTTTGTGGCACAAGCCTCCACAGCCGGGTCAAGCTGCGAGCAAGGTCGTCAAGTATTGGACTACAACTCGTGGAAGCAAAGAGCAGGGCTACGCTCACCTTAGACAAATAGTCAATGGTGACTCTCTGCTTTTGAATGATTTATCGACCGTTCAAGAGTTGATGCACATTCGTGAGCAATCAGGAAAAATTGAAGGTCAAGATGGCTACCACGACGATCATGCTGATGCGTTAATGCTTGCAGAGTGGAACCGTAGGAACATGCCTCAGTCTCAAGATATACCCCGGCGACGTAATAAGAGATATTATGCTCGCAGCAATCCTTTTAATGTAATGAGCGGAGCGAAAGTCTCGTGAGCAAAAAAGATCAAATAACGCCAAAGCTCGTACATCAATTCGTTCGCTCTCACGACCGTCATGCTCGTAAGAATCGTAAAGATTGGTCGCTTTACAAGCATACATACATGACTCGGTATTGGGAGTACATGAATGGTGACGATACATCCAAGCGTAGTCGCCGACTCAAAGAGGTAGAGGTAGAGGTAAACCGCCTGTGGGGCGTCATCACTTCGTACCTCTCGGCCTTGTACCCAAGAGCAAGCCGGGTGATTTTGACGCCAGACCCATCCGGTAAGGGTGATTCAGAGAAATCAGAACTTGCTGTCAACAGAATGCTTTCGAGTCGCAAGATTCACGAGCGCGTGATGACGGGCTTACGTCAAGCTCTGCTGTACCCCGGCTCAGGAATGAAGGTTGGATACAGGCATGGCCGTGGAAACCCGATGGACCGTGTTTGGTTGAGAGTCATTCCTATTTGGGAAATGCTTCTCGATACGGAAGTTTCGGACGTAGACGACGAGCGATATCGTGGTCACCTGTATTACAGGCCGAAGCACGAGGTTGAAGAGGAGTATGGGCTCAGTGATTTGAGTGGTACTCGAAGAGTTGACTTTTTGTCGGGCGGAGACACTGAGTCGGATACCTACCAAAACCGACAAAAGAGCGGCGGCTATGATGATGACGACAACTTTGTTCGTGTCTTAGAGTTTTGCAACTTAGTTGATCATTATCAGGACCCCGAGAATGAGAACATTCGGTATGAAGGTCGCCTCGAAATTTATGTCCTTGGTCAGGGAGAGACTTCCAAAAAGCCTGTTTATGTGGGTCCTCTTCCTTTTGTTCGTCATGATGGCGAGCCTTTGGCCCACATTGTCCCATTGATCTTCAACTACGAGCCTGAGTTCCCACTTCGTGGCATCCCTCACGTCAAGCGTTTGATGCCTCAATTTAAGGAACTGAATGCGTATCGATCCTACATGGCGATGGCCACAAGGAAGGACACTCGTCAGTATGTGACTCGTAAAGGAACGTTCAATGCTGAGGAGATGACTCTACTTACTGAGGGTCATGACGGCCTCATTCTTGAAGTTGACTCTGGATATGAGCGACCACTTAACGATGCTATTATTCCGATTCAAAACGCGCCGATTTCAGCTAACATTCAAAACTACTTGGCCAATGTTGAGGTTGACCTGGAGCGTGTCATTGGGACGAGCCCAGCAGCCCGAGGTATCGTCACCAAAGCGACGGCGTACGAAGTAGAGACTGTACAGCAGTACACTGAATCCGAGTTCGGTCTTCATGCTGCGATTAAGGACCAGTGGTTGGCGTCTCTGACTGAGTTGATGCTTAGATGTCTGATCTCTTGCATGCAAGACGACGGAGACAGTGCAGGGGCGTTTGAGGCCCAAAAGGTTGACGTAGCAGAAGTTGGAGCCACTGCTCAAGAAGATCAATCTGATGACACTAAGGAAAAGGTGCCTGAAGTATTCGACAAGGCCAAGATCAAGGGCCTTGCTGAAATGATTGGCGTTGATGTCAATGATGAAGACTTCAAGGATCTGGCCTCTAAGATCACAGACAAGCGTGAGCTTGATGACATGACCGAAGAGGAGTTGAATCTTCTCGGGTCTACGTTGGCTGGCAGAACAGCAGATATTGATAAAGCCGAAGAAACTCGAGAGCAGGAGCAGGCAGAGCTTGCCCTGGTTCAAAACACAGCATCAATGCAAGAGCCTTTTGTTGATGATGATGTGGTTCCACAGCTTGGTATTTTCGAGTCTGACGATGGCCACAAGATTCGCCAAGAAACAATCATCTTGCGTGAGCGCAATGAGCAGATTGTTGTTTCCGTTGAAGACTTGGATGCGAACTTCCTGATTAGCTTCGTAGAGGGTGGTCGAACTCCATTAAGCGATGCAGCGATGCAACAGAACCTTGTTGCTTTGCTTGAGCCTTACAGTGCTCTGTGGCAAACCGCGAACCAGGGCGGACCCGTTGGTGTGTTTGCTAAGAACTATATGAAGGTTCTTGCAGAGCGTTTCGACCTGCCCAAGGATCTCCACCCCGAAGAACTCGACTCTGAGCTTAAGAGACAAGATGAGCCGGACGCTAAGGCTGATGCGCCTCCCTCACCTGGAGCGCCACCGGAAGCGCCACCTGAGGAAGGACAAGAGGCTCCACCTGAAGCGCCACCTGAATCACCCCCCGGAGTTCCACCGGCTGGGCAGCCATCGCCAGAGGCCATCCTGGCTGAGGTAGCTCAAATGCCTCCAGAGCAAGCTATTGCTACGCTGAGGCAGATTGTTGGCGATACGCCTGAGATGACGCAAGTATTAGATCAAATAGAAGCGATGCCGCCCGAAGAGCAGGGTCCGGCTATCGAACAGTTATTGGAGGCAATTAGTGCCAACGTATAGTTATAAGTGTGATGAATGTGAACATGAGCAAGACCACACATGTAGGTTCTCTGCTCGACCTGACTCGTTAGAATGCGAAGAGTGTGGATCAAGCTCCAAAAGGGTGTTCAGGGTTTCGGTTGCCCAATCTAATGACCCCTACAACCAAACTGCACCCAAGTCTAAGAAGACTAGCGGCTTGGTTATGCACCTTTATATGTGTAAGGACTGCGATCATCAGTTTGACGAGCTTATTGATTTTTCATTAGGGCAACATTTTGAAGATAAACAAAAGTGTCCAAAGTGTTCATCGATGAACTCTAAATGGGTTCCGATGGCTCGTATTGATAGATTTAGTGAAAGGTTCCCTTATTATGATCGAGGTTTAGGTGTTATGCTTCAAAGCAAGCAACATCGATTAGATATTTGCAAAGAGCGGGGACTTACTCCAGTCGATGGTGACTGGGATATCGAAAAAGAATATAGTAAGTGGGACCAGAGAGCAGAAAAAGAAACACGAGAGTACGACGACTATTGTGATAGGCTTGATAATCATCCAGCCTTTAGGCAATTCAGAGAATCAAGAGACAAAAACCAAATTTAGGGAAAAACCATGTACGGGATGAAAAAAGAATACGGTCAGCCAGAGTCAGAAGAAGCCGCACAGCAGCCACCCATGGGCGCTGATCAGGCACCCGGCGAAGCTCCTCCTGCTGATGATATGGAAATGCAATACCAGCAGATGGCGCAATCGGCACCGCAGCCCGAAAAGCCATACACGGTAAAGGCCATCAACACTCTCGTAAAGCAAGTCAACGATACGATTTCATCGCTTTCAGACGAGGAAATCCCAGAGATTACTTTTGATGCTGGAGATGCGAAGGGAGGCAAGTTTGACTCTCCTCTCCCAGCAGAGCTTTTCATTACATTGCTTGCGATTGTTCAGCTTATTCAAATGGTCGGTGGCGGAGAGTTCGCAGACAAGTATGAGTTTGATCCATTTACTGCAGTTACTGATACCGACTTGCGAAAGATGACCGCACAGCTAAAGCGTATTAGTAAAGATAAAAAGTTGATTGAATCGGTCAAAGAAATGACCGAAGGCCAAGAAATGGCTGGTGATGAAGGGCCAGCCGATACCGCTGGTGCAGAAGAACCTATGGCTCCAGCACCTACTGAAATGAATGAAGATGACCAAGAGCTTGCTTCGGCGATGGCTTAAACTTAAAAATGATTGAACATTTAGATTATATGATGGTAGATTTTTACCGCTAAAGGAGATTTTTGTGAGTGACGAAATTGAAAATGAGGTAGATCTTGAGCAAAGTGCTGGATCTACCGGGCTTTTAGACGGACAGGAAAGTAGCCCTGTTGCAGAGGAGCCCGAAGTAAGTGCAGAGGAGCCGGCGAGCTTCAGTAGCTCCGATGCACCATCAAACAGTGTCGGGTCTGTAAACGAAAGGTCGTTTGATCCTTTATTTTCTGACATTGATGATGAGGAGTTGAAGACGGATGCTTTTTATGAGGGCATCTCTGAGCATGACATTAAGGAGCTTCCAACAGTTGCTCGTCGCATGCTTCACAACTTCCGGGTTGCTTATAAGCAGAAGCAGTCTGCATTGGATCAGTCGTATGAAAAGCGGCTCAATGAATACAAGCAGCGGGAGCAACAGATCCAGCATCTAGAGCGTGACTTTGCTCGACGACAAGCTGAGTTTGCTTCTTTGATTGATGATCCAAGCATTAAGGAAAGTCTCAAGGTTAGCGATGAAGAGCTTCCAGACATCATGTCTGAGGAAGGTATCAACGCTCATATCAATCGCAGGGTTGCAGAAGCTGTAGCGAATGTTTTCTCGCCCATGCAGGAAGCTTCTGCACAGCGCCGACAACAAAGCGCGTTTTATGACTTCTTAGACGCTCATCCTGAAATGAAGGATCCAGCGTTCAAAAGAGAAGTTGCATCGCTGGTTACGGAGCGAAAAGGCACTGATGCCCCGCTCAGCACTCAAGATGCTTACGAGGTCGTGAAGGCTCGTAAGATTATGTCTGAGCAACGTGCTCGCACAGAGAAAGAGCGTCGTGCCCGTGCAGATGCTGCTCGTCGAGTACAAAGAAGTTCTGTAAGTGGTTCTCCTGGGACCGCTGAGATTCCCCCTGAGGTCAAGAAGCAAGGTGCAGCTTCAATTGCTGCTTGGCTACAGTCCAACCCCGAAGCTGCAAAAGCCTTTTCTAACAACCGCTAATAGGAGCCAAAAATGGCAACCTCTACACTTACCATTGGAAACGAACTGCTTTCCACAACCATGCACATCCTGATGAAGGACTTTCGTGACAACGTTCACGAGTCAGTCGCATTTCTTGATGCACAAGAACGTGTTCACGGCGCAGGCAAGCCAGTTCAATCTGGTGGTTCTCGTATCGTTGTCCCTCTTGGCTTCGGTGAGCACTCTTCAACCACTCGTATGCAGACTGGTTTCGAGCGCATCGACCTGAGCGTCGAAGACGTGTTCGTCCCTGCTCAGTACGACTGGGGACACGTTGTCCGTCCCGTCGCTATCTCCTCTGAGGAAGAGATGGTCAACCAAGGTGATGCTGCTGTTCTCTCCATTCTTGAGAGCCGTGTCACCATGACTGCAAACGCTCTCAAGCGTGAGTTTGTCAAGCAGATCGTCAACGGCGAGCAAGCTGGTTGGGAAGACTGGAACACCCTGAATGGTCTTGATGTCACATCAGGCGACCACCACGGTTTCCTTGAGACCCTCGCTGTAGGTTCTCAAACCAACGTTGTCGGTACAATCGACAAGGGAACCTACACTACGAAGACTGGTTGGCAGAACCAAGTCTTCGATGGTGCTGGATCTTTCAACTCGAACGGCCTCGCTGGTCTTTATGACCTCAAGGTTGAGATCAACGCTGTGTCGCCTTCTGGCGCTCCCAACGTGATCCTTGCATCCCGCGCTGGATTCAAGAACCTTAAGCGTGCTCTTCAAGCTCACGAGCGCTATGTCGATCAAGCTAAGATCGATGGCGGTCGCATGGTTGAGATGTTCGACGGTGTGCCAATCAACGTTGAGTACAACATGCCCAACGACAAGGCTGGCGGTTCCGCTGACGATCCAATCAGCTTCTACTTCTTGAACATGAACGACATCTACTGCCTGTGGGATCCACAAGGTTACTTCGACCTCTCGGACTTCGAGACTGTGTCGGGTGAGTACGATGTTCGCGCTGCTAAGCTCCGGTGCCGTGGTCAGTTGATCGCCAAGCACCTTGGTTCAAGCGGTGTTGCATTCGACCTGGACACCTTCTAGGTCACACTGATTGGGTGGGGGTCGCGGTGATCCCCACCCTATTTCATAGCCATAGAATCAAAAGAGGGAGGATATCATGGCAATTCATAAGGTAGACGGCGTCGATGGCGTCGATAATTTTCCGAAGAAGTTTGTGACACTGTACACAGCAGACACTTCAATCACTGCAGGCGATTTCGTGATGATCGATCCGTTGGACACTACCAATGGTTTGGGTGGATCAGTTCGACAAGCAGAATCAGGCTACAACGCGAATATTCATGAAGGTCTGTGTATTGGTGTTGCGGTTGCAACAACTACTGCTACTGGAGAAATCAGAGTTCAGATCGCTGGAAAATACGAAAACGCAAACGTTGCTACAACTGTTGTTTGCGGTCAAAATCTAGTGATGAGCGGTACTGCTGGTCGAGCACAAGACGCAACTCAGCTTGCTTGTCAGACCAATGCAGACGCACTTGAGCGTAACATTATTGCTGTTGCGCTTGAAAGTGAAGGTTCGGCCACTGGTACAGAGCCAGCATCTGGCCTTACAAACAAGGTTGATGTTCTGATCAAAAACCAAGGCTACTTTTAGGCCGTAAGGTCAAAAGGAGGAGGATAATATGTCAGTTCATAAGATCGAAGGCGTCGATGGCGTTGATCACTTTCCAAAAAAGTATGTCACTCTTTATGCCTCTGGGCTCCTTGCTGCAGGCGATTTCGTGATGATCGATCCGTTGGACACCACCAATGGTCTTGGCGCTTCTGTTCGTAAGTCTCAATCAGGCTACAACGCGAATATTCATGAAGGGCTTTGCATCGGTGTTGCTACAGAGACAGTTGCTGCTGGAAAGTATTGTGTCATTCAGACTGCCGGAAAGTATGAAAATGCATCGGTAGCAACAACTGTTGTTTCCGGTCAGAACTTGGTAATGAGCGCTTCTCCAGGTATGGCACAAGACGCAACTCAGCTTGATAGTTCGAGTAACGCAGACGCACTTGAGCGTAATATCATTGCAGTAGCTTTAGAGAGTGAAGCTTCGGCCTCTGGTACAGAGCCAGCATCTGGAACCACAAATAAAGCTGATGTCCTGATTGTTGATCAAGGCTACTTCTAAGCCATATTCGCTACCGGACCTCGGTCCATTTTCGGCTGCTGGGGTATACTACTTCAGCAGCCGTTTTCATTTTTGGAGTCCAAGGTGAACCTCAAGGAAATCAGACAAGAAATCAACTCTGCATTGGACTACAATCCTGACATCAAGCAGTACGACGATAGCATTTCGAGGGTCATCAATCGTCACTACTTGCAGGTTTCAAGCCAGTATCAATGGCTCTTTATGCAGGAACGAAAGTACCTGATGCTGAGGGCTGATATCGTTGCTGGAAATGAAGACAGAGCAACAACAGACGGAAGTCGTATTGTCAGCTTGCCCACAACGATTGGCACTGGCGTCGTTAATTTGCCCGAGGATATTGTTGGACAAACGTTCTTTTTGAATAACGAAGAATACAAAATTACTGCTCGGCATGACGCCAGGACCTTCGTTGTTGATAAGCCCATCGCTGCGGCATCGAATCCAACTTGGACAATTAAATATTTAAAGTACCCCATGCCTCGAGACACTGTTGAGGTGCTTGGGATTATGGATCGTGGATTTCCTCATACCGAAATCATTACGTTCGATCATCCGACTGATCAAAGTCAGCCGGGAGAGACAACGACAAAAACAACAACTGGCCCAGATCGTGGCCGGTTTATTTTCCTTGATGCACGGAAAGAGGAGTATCTGTACCTTGATCGTGAGGATACTGGCGACCCGTTCGTTAGCATTGAGGAGATGCACGCGAACCTTCAGCCGCCTGACTTTGCTCCTGTTCTTGAGCCGGTTATTTCTTCCGCTAGTCCAACAGATACGGTTGCTCACCCGATTAGGGGCGCGACATATGAGTATTGCTACACCTTTCAGTACGCTGGAATGGAAAGCCCGCCGTCTCCGATAAGCGAAGTGACAGCCTCAGCCTCGTCGACTCATCACACTCTAGCATTTGTAATTTCAAAGTTAATGGACACCAGAGCCCACAGGTTGGTGGCTGAGGGTAAAAGCGGGATTACTGGGATGGTAAAGAAAATTTACCGCAGAGTTTCAGTGAAACCAGAGAGTAAACGTTTCGAAGGTGTGGGCTTGGTTAAAGACATCGCACTCAGAGGTGGAATGGGTCCGTGGCGTCATATAGCCACTGTTGCTGAGGACATAACGGAGTTTACCGATGACTGTGATGAGCTTACAACTAATACCGTTGTAGTCGCTCCAGGCGAACCATTCATCTCCGCAGACCCTTCTGGTACACCATTTGATTTGGACAGGCTTAATGACATTGGTCCTCGTCAGTACCTTAGGTTTTGGTATACGCCTAACTCCGACTACAAAGTTGAAGTTCGTTATCACCGGAGACCACTTCGGCTGGTGAACGATAACGATGCCCCTGAATGGCCTGTTCAGTACCATCACTACTTGGTTTATGCGTCACTCAGAGACATCTGTATGCAACACGGGATGCTCCAACACAGCGAACTTTACGATGGCCGTGCAAATCAATTGATGGAGCGAATGAAATCTAAATACCTCAGCAGGACTGATCGAATGTATGTTCGTCGTGGATTCGATAGGGCTATGGCAGATCGTGAACGATGGGGCATACCGAGTAAGTCATGAACACACAACGTCTTATCGTAGAGCGCCTGAGAGGCATTGATCAGCGTTATTACACTCGACCGGAAAACGCCGCGATTATCGAGGAAATGACCTGGGATACGTACGACGGTTGGAAAGCTGCTGGGGGTTACGAATGCATCACTCGTGATCTATACAATTGGAACTATATAGATGAAAGTTTAGGATATTTATCCGATCCAAGTGGAACAAGCATAACGTCAATACACTTTTATTCTAAACGATCTAATTATAACGAAATTATATTTGAAGACAATTACGGCAGACTTTGTGTATTAGATATAGGTAAAAGAAAAGCTGGTCTTACAAGGGAGGAGCCTTTTCGTTTCTTGCGTGATTTGCAAAACGTTGAATATAATGGTTTGTCTAGCGGTAGAAAGAGATACATCCCCCGTAACAACGACATTGGAACACAATCATGCACGTTCGGTGGTCGATTGTATCTGGTAAATGGTGTCGACGAGCCAATCGTATATGATGGAAACACAGTAGATCGCGCCGGATTTTATGAAAAGCCCGGACAACCGAAAGCAAATGTAGTTGTGAGGTCATATCACAACGAGCACATTTCTGCTGGCGGTGCCGACACCGACTACTTTTTAGGGACTCGACTCAAAAGTTGGGGATTGGGTAGTTTGAAGCCGAAAGGCGCTAAATCCAAGAACGGTTCCAAGGATTTCATCGATGGAAAACTTGCCGGATACCAGTATAGAGTCACATATGTAAATAGCCGTGGACAAGAAAGTGAAATGTCCGAACCCAGCGACATGTGTATTTTTGAGTGCGCCGATGGTAAGAAGCGATTCGTTCAAATACAGTTGCCTGTTGGCGATGATTCCACTGTCGCAAGAAGACTGTATCGAACACATGATCAATTAGATGATTTCGGAAACTCGATTGGAGCACAGGTTGGTAGAAATTTCTACTTCGTGCGAGAAATCAAAGACAATGAAACAACCATGTTTGAGGACGGTTTGCCCGATGCAAGCTTAGGTTTCATGGTTGATGATTTCGAATTCGGGAAATATCCGATGCAAGCTAAGTTCATTGCATCGTTCAAGAACTGTGTATTCCTAACTGGCGGTCCTGATAATTTATTGCGATTCAGTGCGAGCGGAATGCCTGAGGTGTTCCCCAAAAGGAATGTCATTGACTTGGGTGACTCGGATGCTGGAAAGATCACCGGGATGTATGCGAGCACAAACTCCTTGGTTGTGTTCAAAGAATACGGAACCTACTTGGTAAAATCGAACCCGGACGGGTCTTTCACCTATCAAACAATATCTCGTGATATCGGGTGCATTGCACCAAACTCGATCAAGGATGTGCCATTCACCGGCCTCGTGTTCTTGTCTCACAATGGTATCTTTGCTCTTAAAGGGTTTCTCGAAGACTCGAACTCACCAACATCTATTATTGATCTGAGCACACCAATTAAAGAAACAATGGATCGAGTGTGTGTGAGTTCCTCATTTGGTTCTGTTGGATGCCTGAATCGACAAGACAAGGAGTACTGGCTTTGCGTTCCTACAATTGGAGAAAAAAATAATTTATTGTTGGTATGGCATTATGAGGTTGGCGCTTGGAGCCTGAGAAACAACTATCCAATCGGTTGTGCAATAGAAACGAGAGGCCCATCATCAGATGTTATTTTTGGTAGTTCTGATGGTGAGGTTCCAGGTATTTTTGTTTATGGACATTACTTTAGACATAAAAATAAAGAAGGATCTACTGCTGGTAATTCAGACGGCCCAGTAGATAAATTTATTACACGAAAGTCTTTTTTGGATAATCCCGTCTATGAAACTGTACCAATAAAACTAAATGGAACATATGGGTCTGCCAGGATTGCTTACGTTAATCTTTATGCTGTTGCATACGGAGATATTCCTGTAAAGCTCAACTTTAAGATAAATAGAAATCAGGAGCTTGCGTTAGAGTCTGATAAATCGATGATTCAGCAGCATATCGACTCTGAAGAAAAGCTAGATGTCTACGGCAAATCATCTTTTGGTAGTGATAGGTTTGGATATCATAGACCGATAGTTATTCGTTTTGATATTTCCCACATAAATAAAACGTTGGTAACTGAATTTGCTGTTCGGGTAACTCAAGATGCATCGGAAGATTTGAGCAGGATTATGCTTGTTGGGTACTCTGTTGATGCCAAGCTCGGAGAGCAAAGAAACATAAGAGCTTTAACCGATGTTTTAGGATCAGATAGGAGATAGCATGGGGTATAGATTTCCTAAAATACGGCCCAGCAATGGCGAAATAGTTGAGCCTGATGATTTAAATGAAAACTTCAAACAATTTACAGACGAGTTGAATGGTAATTTATCAAGGGAAAACTTGAAAATTAATGATTCGAGTCAAAAACTTAAACCACATCAGTTCAAAAATGAAACTTTCTGCGAGGTTTTTGAATCTAGTATTTTCGCCACTGGTGATTGGGCCAGCGGAAAGGCCGCTTTGATTCCATCAAGGAATACTACCGGGTACACGTCTGTTGGTACAGAAGGCAAGGAAATGCCCTCTGTTGAATTTGTAGCCGAGCGTGATGGTTGGGTAATCATTGATTTCAACGCATCCCATATGTGGAAAGGAACGGGACTATTAAGCTTAAGTGAGGCAGAAAGAAAGCTGCTCATTAAAAGACACTGGCCAGTGCAACATTACGATCGTTTAGCCATGCACAACAGCAGCTTACCAGTTGGTGGATGGATTGGCCTTACTTGCCGTGATGGCGAATCAAGAGGTCTCGAAGCATCGAAAATAATCACGCATATGGATTCTGGTGATGATGTATCGCTCTTCAATAGGGATTTCCCTCAGGGTAAATATATCTTGCAACCAGTTGATAGGTTTGGAATCAAATATCGAGTCACTTTGAACGGTGCGGAAATATGTGAAACTGGTTGGCAATATAACGGAAAGGACCGCAATGGTTGCTATACCTGCGGCGTGATTCCCGTTCGAGCAGGTCGTAACGTTATCAAGAGTGAAGTCGCCGTAGCGAACGTAGAAAACTTATGGGGAACATCTCAAGGTGTTCGAGCCGAAACCGGAGAGGTATCTAAAAAAGGCGGGTACTTCCCCAAATCGTTTGTATCTTCTGAGGATACTCTATCCGTGCTGCCAGAGTTAAAACAGGAAACTTTTACTGTTGATGATGCTACAGCGGAATACTTCAATCTGGACATGCAAAACAGTGGCGAGACAACTTACACAATTATTTTAGGTATAGAGTGTTGGATTGGTGCTGCAAATTTAGTTGTTCAGTATAGGAAGGGATAATGCCTTATTTAAAAATTCCAGAGTTTAAACATAATGAAGTTATTTCACATTCTGACTTTAATGAAGCAACTTCAAAAATTCAATCAGTTTGCAGTAAGCTTGATGGATTTAATTTTAAAGACGAAGCATTCGGTGAGTTCGAAGTACCCGATGAAACGTCTTTGACGGTTAAGGGGTCTGGAGGAGATGCCCGACATCCGTTTATATCGAAGGCTTATTGGCAAATGTTGCACGGTGACGATTCAATCTCAATTCCGAATCCTTTTACTTACCCATCAACTTCGCCTATAACTCTAGCTGAGCGATATAATTATCCATTTTCAACTAGAATATTCGTCAAAAATATGGAAAGAGGAGAAAAGTTAATTATTAGGGCGAGTTTGCGATTAGGTGTTCCCGATATGGGGGCAAGAACTTATTACAACGGCAAGCCATGCACTATTCAACTTGCGCTTTGTAAGTATTTAGGAGATCCTGACGATGTCGCAGACACTAACACCATCAATGCCGATATTATCAGGCAAACGGAACAACGTTTTCGGTTTGCTTTTACTGATAAAATGCCGAGCGCCTCTTCTTTGTCTAAGACGGCGTTAGAGGGTGAAACTTACACAAGCGACGGTGATGAATACGATATGTCGGATCATCATCGCGCTAGAGACTCATTTTACGGTGGCGAAGATGCAGAAATTGACTACGGTTACGGGTCAGTAGATGGATGGTGGTACAGGGACAACAGGGGTGGTGAAAGGCTAGATCCCGGTGACACATACGATGATCATCACCCGACTACCGCTGGTACAATGAACTTTCCGGCCCAGTTCAACTACACTGCATGCCACTTGTATGAGCACGATGTCTCAGACAAAATCGATGTAAGTTTTTTCTTGCTCGCTTACATTTCTGGCATGGATCCTGGCATGCCTGCAGATACTGGGGCTGGAGGTAAAGCAGGTTGTTTGACACCAATCAGGCTACCTGTAGATTTCATGGACTACACAATCACTGCTTACCCGGTACGTAGATAATGCCTTTAGATCCAAGTTTTAGTGATACCGTCGGTTTAGGTGACAAAATCACGCCGGACTCGTTCAACGACAGATTTGACCTGTTAGAAAACTTCGTAAATGGTGGAATATCTGTTGAAGATATTCAATACGCTACAGAATCATCGACAATTGATGCTGGCGTTACTCCCGCTGTTGATCCGAGAACGAACGCTCTTGAATCAAGACATATTTTACGACCAGAGTATTACATCAGTGCTAACCCGAGAGTGGATGCGGTTTCGTCTTCTACGTACTACAGAAACGTTGCTGATGGAAAAATGAATCGTCATGTGAGACACGAAACATCCGGTCAAATATTGGCTGAATTTTTGAAAACGGATGATGTTCACGATCTGCCAGCGAGCGCTTGGCAACCTATTGATGGGATGTCTGCGAATATTTACGTGAAGGGAACAGAAAACGTTAATGCTTTTGTGTGTGGATCAATGTACGCCCATGCTTCAGGCTCTACGGATTTTTATGGCATGAGCTTGGCTGATCAAGCTCAAAACTATGGCCGTGGCCCGGAAGAAGGGCACAGGCTATCAGAATCACAATGGAAAGCTTGGTACAGATCAAAAGCTGGTAAAGCAACTATTGGTATCTTCAAGCTTTACGTTGATCGACCAGATAGCGATACCATAGAGGATTTTCAACATACTGAGAGAAGGCTTTTTGGTAGAGGTCAGATGAGTTACAGGAGCAAGAGGTCACAAATCTCTTTTGCAACCAGAGTTACGCTGTCTCCAGGCATGAATAAAGTTTCTTATAGATGTGTTTACAGGCTTCCAGCTATCGACTCAAGACTTCAGCAACACCTTTATATTGATGCCAGAAATTTCTTCGTAGATGTTCACTATAAATGATACGATTGAATCGAAGGATTTTAAGTCATGAGTGATAAAGCTGTAGCGATAGGATCGGGTGCTTTTAGCGGCGCAGCAACAGGAGCCTCTGCAGGTGCCGCTTTTGGCCCATTGGGTGCAGCAATCGGTGGTGTTGCCGGCGGTATTGCTGGTGCCATTTTTGGAGGCGCACAGGCCGATCAAGAAGAAAAAGCATTGCGTCAGCAGAGAAGGCTTGCTCGACAACAAAGACGCAGGGAAAAGAATCTCAGAGCCAAGCAAAGAAGCGTTGAAAGGCGATCATTAGCCCAACAAAAGGCCGCTTCTGCTCGATCAGCAAAAGACGATTCAACAATACCTGCTCCTCGGGTTTCATCAACCGAAATGACGCTTCAATCCTCAATGGCCGTTGGAACTGGTAGCCCGTATGACACATACATTGTTCAAACGTATGGTCAGCCTCAAAGTACTACAGGATAGGATTAGTCATGCCAAAGCAAGACCCCACTCAGACATCGCTCAGAGACTCTACCGCCGATGATCAACTTTTGTTTGACTCTATGGCTAAAACCGCCGCCGAAGAGGAAGACGACTATTACAACCGCATGAAGAATCTCGACTCTATTTTTGGCACAGGATTAGATCTGTTTGGCCAGCAAATGGACTACCAAGCCTTTGCTATGGAAGCAAATAGACGGGCTGCAGCCGCTAGAGATCGAAAGAAGCGTGGTGAAGAAATCATTGCAAAAGCCGGTGAAGGCGCGGAAGAGCGCATCGAGGCCGCACGGGGAGCAAAGATGGCTGCAGCGCAATCTACGCTTCAACGCGCAGCAGATAAGGCGGCAATGGATACTACAGGGACTGCAGCGATTGAGTTAGCTCAAAGGGCGCCAGACACCATCAAGGCTGCTGGTGATGCTGGTGTAGAAGAAACTCGTGAAATGGAAAGGGCGCTCCGCGAGCAAGAGCTTGGATTGCAAGAAACGTATGCAGCAAAACAAGAAGAACTAGCGGCTAAAACAGCCAAAGACGCACGCAGACTTCAACGAATCAAGGAAGGCGTGTTTAGTGTTGGCAAGCTTGCCGCGAGCTTCGCGCCGAAAGACTTCGAAAGAGCCCAAGCCGATAAGGCACGTCGTGGACAAAAGAAGTTCCAAAAACAGGGTCAAAAAGCCATTGATCTTTCTTACGAGGCTGCACAGGCAACAGCAGCGGGAGACGACGCGCTTGCGACACGTTTAGAGGGACGAAGAGATCGTGCCATGAAGCGTGCTGAAAGGGGATTCGAAAAAAGAGAAACAGCGCTCGATAAGTTGCGAAAGTCTCAAGCAGAAAAGCTTGCCAAGCAAAGAGCGCTGTACGGCGGTACGATGGCATCAAGCTTTCAATTACCAACGAGCGAAACTCTTCCGTCTTAGGGGGCTCGTATGCCATTTGTAAACGGTGTATTTGTTCCCCGAGTCCCGCCGAACAATCAATCAACATCGAACTCCAACGATAATCTAAACAGCTATCGTGCCCCGGAACCTCTCGATGGAGACGACATCCCAAATGGGTTGTTCACTACATCGCTGCTGAACTCTAAGTTTGCAGCAAGGTCATTCACGGCATCGGTGCTAAAACGATTGATACCTGATGGCGTGTTCTCAGCAGCAAACGGAATGCGTGCCTTGTTTACATCCGGCTTTGTCAGTCGGAGCATGATCGCTAATGATGCAATCAGTGGATCGAAAATTTCTAACCCCATCAAGGTTGCCCTCGTTGATGGTGGTTCTGCGGGTAGTCACACAGTTGCGGGAATACGTACTGGAGATGAGCTTATTTCTGTATTAGAGCAAAATGGAACGTCTGGATTATTGACAGACCTTACAACTGAGTTTGCCATTGCTTCATCTGATACAATCACAAACTCAGGAGGTACAGATACAAGTGGCGATAAGCTTTTAGTTCTGTACTTGGATAAAACCACTGATCTGACTTTAGTGACACTTACTATATAGCGGGGCCAAAATGTCTTTTACTGATGAACTGAGAGAAAAATTTCTCCCTGCTGCCAGCACTTACATCAAGGCTCGTGAAAGGGATTACTCCGAATATGTAAAGCGGCTCGTTTTTCTCAATAAACGAATCTCTACACTCGAAAACCCGAGGAACCGAGGTAGGGCTAGTGGAAGTCCTTCGTACGGTGAACTTAGCCGACTTGTTGGGAGATTAAGCGACCTTCAAGAAAAGGCACTCGAAAGAAATGCCAAGATACGAGAAAATATTGATAAGAATTTAGATACATATACCAGCAATAGAAATGATGAGTTTAAGGCTGTTAGAAGTGAAGCCGCCATCAAATCTATTTCTGACATTTCAGGAGAGATAAATGCGGGCAACTACAACTTCGATAGTCTTGCGGCTAAGTTAGGTAATGCAAATTTATTAGATGAAAAAAAGGGTCCTTCGGAGCGAACGCTTTTAGCTCTAATGTCAATTAAGGGCCGTTTGAAAAATGAAGATGATAAAGCTAAAATTGATGAAGTGATGGCCGATCAGGTCAAACGGATGTACCCGGATGATGAACGATTTTCTAATCAAACATCTATCGATCCTAAAGATTGGCTGAGTAAATACTATCCAGATGTAGGGACCACGAGCGAGAAGGGTCGTCTAAACCGTCAGAAGATTCTTGCGAACCCTAAAGATTACCAGGGACCAGAAGGTGTTGCAGGGGCATTCCATAATGAGAATGTCATTGACTATATCGACCATTCAGAAGACATCACAAAGTACAAAAAACTTTTAGATGGAATGTTGTTTGATCAGACAGTGTCTACCGAGCTTTCTTCTGGAAAGATGACTCCCGAGCAAATCTCTGAAATCGTACAAAAATCATCTCCTCTCGAAGAGGTTGACGGCAAGATTGCTTTCAAAGCAGATGCCAATGAAGAAGAGAAGAAGGTATTCACTAAAATCCTTGCGAATGAGGGCCTGAAAGAAGGATCTGATTTCAATGATTTAGTATCTTCAAACTTCGTGAAAAACTCTGTTTCTGGTCTTCTTTCGCCTTCGTCTCAAAAAAGACAAATCGCTCAGGCTATTGAACAGTATAAGAGTCAGCGAGATGAATTAATTCAACGATCCGTTAATGATCGAAATCTAACGCCAGCACAAATCTCTGTTCTAACCAATCCGTTATTCACAAGAACAAACTTTCGCAGAGGCCCAAGCGGTGAGTTGACGGGAACCGACAGGTTTACAATGCCCTCAGTAGAGGCTCCTGGTCGAGCCCCAGCGGAGGCTGCCCCTGAGGCAACAGAAGCCCCAGAAAGAGATGTAAGCGCTGAGGATAGCGGAGTTCCAGTTATTCCAGGCATCATCAATCGTATCGAACGTGCTGCAGAGCGGGCCAAAAATGCTGAGACAACATCAGATGCAACAGTGCGAATGGAAGAGTTTTCGGATGTTTTAGAACAGTATGAAGATCTGCCAGATAGTGTGAAAGCTAGATTTCCCACCGACTTCAATGAGGCTGTTGATGAGTGGCTCGAAGGTTTTGATACCAAGGGTGCAAGCAATACTCCAACCAGAAAGAATTTGGAATGGGAAAGGTCTGTCACGCAAAAGGGTTTGTTAGACAGAACACCAGTCACCACAATGACAGTGGGTCAGCTTGTTAGCCGCACAAATGAAGCTGAATATGAAAACACAAAAAGGGTCTTAGGGTTCTTAGATAATCCAGACAGCTTGGGTCAAAACGCTGCCGAAGGCACAAACCCATTAGGCACAGTTGGATCTGACTTTTTGGATGCTTCGGCCAACAAGTTTCAAGGCGTTCAGTCGATCATTAATCGATCTAAATTAATCCCTGAGCAGGGTCCCCGTGGCGAATACTTCGATCCCAAGTATGGGTCTTTCGCCTCTGTAGACCGCTTTTTAGGCCGCATGGATGGGGACATCAGGGACAGTAGAAGAGGCGACGAGGTTCGTTTTCAGGCCAACGAAAGGCCTGAGGACCAGCCACCGCCACCTCCGACTAAGGCTCCGACTCCTCCCCCGCCTCCAACAGATTTCATGTCGGAATTTCAACGAGAGCAAATTGCCGAAATGACTGCAGAGCCGCAAGATGAGGCTCCAGAGGTAAACATACCAGAACTGAAAAGCGCCGAACAATCTATGGCTGAGCAGAGGGCAATCGCAAAGGCTCAGCAGGAGGGTTACGAGGCATCAACACCAGGGGCAAAGGCTTATGCTGCAACTACGCCCAGAGTTGATCAAGATTCGTCAGGCATTAGGGGGAAACGAGATGTACCTATCCCTGAGCCAAAAGCTGCAACGTTCGAAGGTCCTATGCGGCCAACGGATGATGATACAGCCACGCTCGAGTCCAGCTTCGCCACAATGGAGCCTGTTGAACCGCCAGCACCCCCGCCTGTTAAAACTCCAACACCCCCGCCTGATCCGCAACCAACCGCCGCTGCGGCAGCAGAGGAGAAACCACCAGTTAAGTATATTGATCTAACGCCGACACCTCAGCAGCGTATCCAGGATGATGAGCGACCTCAGGAACAAATCACTCAAGATTCTTTGGCAGCGAACCGAAAAGCAGAACTTGAAAAAGCAAGACTCGAAAAGGAAAAAGCAAATCAGGACGCAAAAGACCGACTTGAATCTGAGATAAGAGGACAGTCTGGCGAAGATCTGCTTGTTGCTGTAGATTCACCCAGAGTGGGTGACACACCAGTAATCGTAGCAGATAGCGCTAAGGGTGATGATTCCGCACCGGCCCCGACCCCGGAACCAGCCCCAGTTGACGACCGAATCGCTAAAGCTGCATCTCAGGTTTTGTTCATCAGAGGACAATTAACCAGTGGCAAAATCGAGCCTTATCAGGCGCGAAACATGTTGGGGGATCTGGAAAAGGAATTCGGGCTCGCACAAGATGAGATTCCTGGCGCCAAAGAAGCAATGAAGTTTTCGTTAGACGTTGGCCGCGCAATTCAACGACAATCAACCCCAGCCCCAGAGACACAAGAACAACCCCAAGAAGAAGCAGTCACTAAGGTGGCGAAGCTTGGGTTCGTTTCTCCCGTGAAAACTAAATACACTATTGATGGGGCTCAAGTCATCACCAGTGCAAAGTTCGGTCTTAGACCAGATCCGAACACTGGAAAAGTGCAGGATCATAACGGCATCGACTTGAGGGCAAAGCTTGGTGAGCCTGTCTTTTCAGTCGCAGATGGTGTGGTAATAAGAGCAGATCGAACTGACAATGATGGCTCAGGACTAAATGTTTCAATTAGGCACGCTGATGGAAGCGTTACTAAGTACTACCATGCCAGTGCAATTACTGAAGGTCTTGAAGTCGGCACTGAAGTAAAAGCTGGTCAGGAAATTATGAAATCCGGTGCAACAGGTAATGTTGACGGTCCTCACCTACATTTCGAACTGCACAAACCAAACGATAAGGGTGAACTGGTTGCAGTCCCTCCGTTAGAACACATGGGCGATCTATTTTCTGACTTTGTTATCAAAGAGACAGGCAAAACTGTCGCAGAAACATACAATATTAAGGTTGCTGGACAAGGCGCACTAGACGAATAGTATTGATTCAAATCCTCTGGAGACACCGTGGCTGAGCCTGAAGAAATCGAAGAAGACAAGGTTGAACCTGAGCCCGAGCCCGAGCCCGAACAAGAGATAGAGCTTGAGTTCGAGCCGATTGATGACCCGATCGAAGCTCAGGCCATTGAAGACGTTGTTGTCGACTCCACAGGCGAAGAGCAGCTTAAACTAAAAGCAAGCAAAACTGTACCGATTCAAACAACCGTTGAGGCTCCTCTTTATGAGTCCGAGGACGCCTCGGAACTGGCGACAACCAACTGGCGGATCGCTCTGCGGGAAGCACTCAAAGAAGGCTCAGACACCAGAAGGAAGGAGCTTGAAGCGCAGAAAGAAAGGGGAGAGATCCCAGTCACTGTAGACATCGATCAGATCATCGAAGACGAGATCAATGAAACAGTAGAAAAATCAAAACCCAATATGGTGCTGGCTGGTGACGCAACTGGGTTCAACACCTCTCGTCTTTTAAAAGACGCGCCTACTGCCTACATGTATCAGGTACATGAGGCCGCAGAAATGGCCTTGCTTGAGTCAGAAGAGACATACCTTGATAGCTTCATTGGATTTTTCAAAGGCATTCGTCCAGAGCAGTTGATCGACGCCGAGCAACTGGTTCAGTCGCGATCAATTCAGTACACGAATAAGGAGTTGGCCGAGAAGCTTAGGGGAGAAGGAAAGACCGAAGAAGAGGTCAGAGTAGAGCTTCAGAAGAAGGCCGACGAAGAAGGGACGGAATTGTTCGAGTTCACGTACACTCCATTTGAGGAGGAGCGACGAACATACGATCTCCCAGGTGAAGCTTTAGACTTCAAGATTACTCACGAAGACGTAGACATCGCTGCCAACGCTGCTGGGGCCGTGCTTGGGTATAAGCAAGCGAAAGCGCTCGGAAAAAGTGGTGCTGCATTTGGTGAAAAGCTTTTCAAAACTAAAGGCAGGGTGTTTGGTGGTTTAGTTGGTGGCGTCGTAGGCTATGCAAGTGGACACACCATGGGGGCCATGGGTGTAAAGATTCTAGACGCAGAACGGCACAGCTACGAAGGTGGACCTGAAGCCGATATAGCAGGCGCTCGTAGGGCTGGTCAGTTCAGCTATGACTTGGCCAAAGGCATGTTGAGTGCTTTCGGCACCGTAAACGACATTGCAGATCAGCTAGAGGTTTCATCGGCTGAGGCTCGTGCTGCATTAATATCGAGGTCTGTTGCTGCCGCAGAAGCTTTTGGTGTTGCCGACAAGATTGGCGATTCCGAAGTTTTGAGCAACTTTATTGATTGGGCAAAAAATGATCCCAATTTTATCGAAACCGTTCAAGCAGCCGCAATTGGTGGAACCGCTTTATCGCAATTGCGTAGTAAAAGAGCTTTAGCTTCAATTTTATCTCATTCATATGCTTCTGGAAAAGACAAGCTCACAGATTTGGAACAGACTGCTGTTGAAGTAGCACTCGGTATTGACACATCTGGAGAAAAAAGCGCTGGTCAACAGTTTGCTGAAGTTCTTGCAGAAATTCAAACCGAACTGAAGGAAACTCCTGAGTTTCGAGAAGCGGCAAATTTAGCAAGAGAAGAAGAGATTAAAGACCTCAGTGAACAACTTACAAGGGCAAGACGAAAGAGAGAGCCCGAGTATAAAGATTGGGATGCAATTCAATATTTTGAGGATATCGATTTAGGCGTTCACAATCCCTCAGATAAAAATAAGAAGCTGTGGGTGAAATCTTGGCTTTATGAGCAATCGTACAATGAGTTGAATCCAGACATCAAAGGTGAACAGCCTAACGTTGATGCGTTTATTGAATTCGTAAAGCTCGACATGGCCATGGGCGGCAAAGAGTACCACGGCAATCCGAAGATTGACGCTACACTTGAGGCTATTCGAGAGGGCGATAATAAAGCAGCAGTACAGCAGCTATTGAACTCGATGCCTTTGCGGTTTGTCAATCAATTCAGGCAGTCAAACAGCGCAGGCATTTATCAAATGCCAACGACAGACCAAGTCGAAAAATGGGCAAGAGATAACGCAAAGTTCCTCGAAGAAAAGGTCGGTCGAAAATCTACACGTGAAATTCAACGGACGATGCAATCTTTGATGCTCAAAAAGGGCGGTAGTCTCCAATACGCTCCAACTCTTTTTGGTGAGCTTCTTCAGTGGGCAGCACTCATACCAACCGTAGCCGCAGAAACTGACGTTGCGGTCGATTTCAAAGATTTCCCAGACACCCTTCTGCCTGTAGTGGAAACGCTGGGCTTGCCAACAGTAGTGGGTACACCAGCCGGTGTTGATTTACTCGAAGGATTGGGGATTAGAAACCCTGAATCAACGCTACAAAGCCGGATCAGGGCTCGACGAAAGTCTGGCACTGGTGGATTCCAGGTTGGCTACGAAGAGCTTATGCTCGCTAAGGGCTTCGAGCGAGGGAGCCCAGAGTTCAACTTGGCTCAAAACCTTGGGTTCGGTTTAGATATGCTGAACCTCGAAAAGTATATCGGTCGTGCAGTAGGAAACGTGGGTAGAGTTGGAGCCAACGCGATCCCTGCTGGTAAAGTCTTTATGTCTGAGCACCCTGCGAATCGGGCTGCTCTTACCAAGCGTCGATTACTTCAAAACACTGATTTCGATAGAACAGAAGACCCCACAGTAGCCAACCACAAGCTGCTCAAGCAAAACGCGCAAGCTGAGCTTAATGAGGGTCCAAACCCACTTGATAGGATGGATGCTGCTGAGCGTGAGTTGTTTAGCGACATTCTTATCGCAACTGGAAGAAATCCAGATGAGGTTTTTGCTGCATTTCAAGAAGCGGCACAAGTCAGTAAATATGTTCGACGACAGTCTGAAAAAATTACCCGAGCAGTAGATACGAACGACATCATCGTATTGAAGAACAGCCCCGAATATAAAGCTCTGTTGGCTGATGTGAATGATCTTGTTCAGGCCGGTCGAATCAAGGCCGACGATGCCGCTCGATTTATGTCTATGCTTGAGGCTCAGGCCACTCGTATCGCAGACGCAACAGATACCCCTTATCGTTCAGCAGCAGAGGTTCTAGGGGGTCTGAGGATTACCACAAACCGCCCTGCTCGTCCTGGCGCTCGATTCATGGGCAAGGGCCTGGAAGAAGTTGATGAAACGCCTGAGAATGCTTTCAGTCAACCACTCGGTCGAGACAACTCATTGAGTCGCATTCGTGCGATCATGGACGACTTGAATATTGAAGAAACTGACCCGGTCTTCAAGGCTGATTTAGAAAAGAAATTTGGTAAATCAAATCTCGAAGATTTTTCAGACGCCGAGCGCTTAGAACTTAAAGACAGACTCTTCAAAGCTCAAATGAAAGTTGAGAAGCCCGCTGTTGTTAAAGTAGACCGGAAAAAACTGGCTGCCGAGAAAAAGAAGTACCAAGCCAAGACGCACTCCGGTGTGCCTGATCCTCTCACGAGAAAGAACCCCAGCAGGAAAAAATTCAAAGAAAAGCCTGTACCAAAAGGAACGAATACCAAAAATGCGGCAGCATCATTCGAAAAGGCGGACAATCACACCGAATTATTAGATGGTCGTAATCCCATCTTGTCCGACGAGGATTGGAATCAATGGTGGGGAGGCATCACCGATACTAAGCAGGTTCTTCGGCCACCGCTGAAACTCAGAACATATGCTAATCCTGAGAGCCTTGCAGCGGAGTTGAACAGGCTAACACCAGAGCAAAAAAAGCGCGCCGATGGCGGTATGGAGTTGGTTGAGGGTCTCGGCAATCTGTACAACACCGGGATTGCTGAGGCAAATGTCACCGCCCAACTTCTCGCTTGGGCGATTCTAAGTCGAAGCCTGTCTGCGTTCCCGCATGAAAGCGCCTTCTTAGACATCTTCCTCAACTCACCTCCGGCAAGCGTCTTTCAAAAGAACTTGGATGGTTTCATTAGGTCTGCGGTCGAAGGTACTTTCGACGCGAAAATGATGCTCGAGTACGACGTATGGGTTGGTGGCGTTCATCGGCAGCGTGCGGCAGACAAGATGCTTGCTGATGGCGATATCGATCAGGCCACACACACACTATTCGTCGGACGCGATGCTGATACAATCAATGATTTGTTGAATCGAAACGTAATCGACGAAGATCAAGCAGATAGATTTAAAACTCAGCTTTTGCCTGCTTTGGCTGATAATAAAAAAGCTAATGAAAAAATCACGGAGACTATGGTTGACGCCCGAAAAGACGCGGCGGCACTACTTCGTGAGGAAAAGATAACACCTGATGAGTTTGGTAAATTAGTTGGTTTCGCCCCTGCCTTAAGAATTGAGGGTGCAGGTAATCCGGCTGCGGCAAACCTACGGGCATTTGGTAAAAACTTTCTGTCTCAATCCAGCGAAATTTTGCCCGAGGGCCATCCGTATGCAGGACAAACCAAGCTGGCTGCATGGCACTCTATCTTGCTTGATCAATCCATTAGTGGTCAGCAAGCTCGACGATTGTTCCATCAAATCTATCAATCGTCTGGTATCGACAACAAGGTAATCTCCTTCATGTTGTTGGCTGCTGGCCGAACTGATGTCATCGTTATTGACCGCATTCAAGCGAATCACTTCTGGGGTCAGGCTGAGAACCTTCTCGGTGATGGAGTTCTTCGCAGAGATGGCACTCAAATGGATCTCTACGAGGGCTTTTCAAAGCCCACATCGGATGCGTCTTGGAAGAAGTGGCTCAAAAACCCGAGGCCATATTCTGCGTCCCGAGGATTGGCAGATGTTTTATCGGGTGGTCGTGGCGCAATCTTGTATGAGGCCATCGAAAGCCTGCTGTTGGGCAGCATCGATGAGGCATATCGACTCGCTGGTCGAGAAGGTGAAGGAAGCATCGGTCGACTTCATTGGGAAACATGGGTCATCAATAGCGGACAAGAGGTCGGTCACGACACGCTTGCAGTGATTCTGAAGCAAGCTCTTGGGTATGACGATCCAGCAGTAGGCGCATACGTAAGCGAAGGCAAGTTCGGCATGTTCCGGTACGGTATCAAGTACGCGGTTATGCCCGACGGTCAACAAACATTTGTCATGGCGACCCAAGATGGGGTAAATTACGTATTCGATGCCGCAGCATATTCAGACTTTTTTGGTGAAATCAAACGACATAAAGAAAGAGTAAAAGTAGAAGATCGAGTAATTCCGAAAGGATGGAGCATACAAAATGAAAAATTTGAGAATACTCCCTGGTATCATCGAGCGTCTGTCGACCGCGACAACCTTGACAAACTCATCAGAAGATACGGAAGAAGAGCAACTGATAACGAAAATGTGGCTCTCGACCGATACTCCAGTGGAACCGGAGAACTTAGACCTGATTCGGGAAGAGCAAGAGATGCGGCAGGAGCAGAATCAGACCTCCTGAATCCTGGAAACAAAGACCTCCGAAGAACAGGGCTTGGAGAAGATCAAACGAAAGATCCTGTTGAGCCCACAGTGCTTCGTTTAGTCGAAGACGGTGATCCAGACACAAGGTTCCAGCGTAAGGAGGGCGTGCCACTCGGTTACTTCGAGTACGATCAGCGTACTCGCAAGGCAATCATCAACCTGTTCGAGAAGGGCGATCTTGACACCCTTTGGCACGAGAACGGCCACTTCATGGCCACGCTCATGGGCAGAGAGTTTACGGATAAGCTTTTCCGCTACTTCGATAATGAGTTGATGGATGACGGAACTCGATCACTCACCGATCTGGGTCATGAGCAATTTGCGGAGGCCTGGAGGTACTACCGGAGGGTTCGAGACAATCCAAACGGCTTCGTAAGAAGGCTGATGGACGAGCTTTGGATTTCTCTGCACAATCTTTGGTCTCGCATTCGAAAGAAGCCTGGGCTTCTTCCCAATGAGGTTCGCCAGTATTGGGACCTTGAGTTTGGTGAAGCACCGAAAGATAGGCGTAACGTTCAAGCAATTACAAATGCTGCCTTAAATAAGCGGCCTAAGTACACCAAGCTGAGGGCTACCCAACAAGAGCGAATTTTGTATAGCCCGGATGCAGACAAGGCTCGTAAGCGAGTTGCAATGGAGCTTGGTTTTGACTCAGAGACCATGCACTCCCTTCTCGGTGATCGGAAGCAAAACAGGATTCGCTTTGAGACTGATCTAAACACGGGCGAAAGACAGCGCGTATTAGAGCGCTCATACGATCCCAGAGAGTATGACGCGATTGATGCTGGCCTCGAAGTATATGCATTGATCAAAAACACTGCGTTTAGGAAAAGCTTGGCCAATAAGCCAATGACGCCTGTTGGCTCTGGTCGATACCACGTCCCTGTTGCGATCCTCAAAACCATCACAGATAAGTCTACAAACAGATTTATTGATGCCCTTGGGATGGACCCGGAAACAATCACCAAGCAAATTGAACAGCCAAATCGTAGTGGGTTGAACTCGTTGGCTGACCCCGACACCATCCCGGATGGTGTCACGGACGTTGATATTCTTTCTTACAGGAATCGATTTGCTGCTAGATTTTTCAATGAGTCAAATGAGCAGATAAACAAGCGCGTTCAAGAAACCGGGTTCATTGTCTTGGACGATCGTGCTCAGGCGGGATTGAAAACACTGATACAAGAAATCGGTAACCAACCTGAAGCAGATTTGATCCCATTCTCTTTGCTCGATCCCGATGTCAACTTGAGACTGATTTCGGTCGATGAATACAACACGATCAGAAATGTTGTAACTGACATTGTTGCGACCCCATTAAACAGGCGTAGCAGGAACACGACTCATCCTGGATACTTAATGAGGATGGCATCGTTCTTCGAAAACAGGGAACAATTCGAAGGCATAGGAGAGGCTCTTAGGAAAATAGCTGAGACGACGCGCAAGAAGAAAGAAATCTCAGAAATGACCACCGACCCGAATATGGTGGAAATTCTTGACGGTTATGGGCGAATGATCATGAATGCCGGTAAGTCGATTATTAGGCTTGCTAATGATCCAGAGTTGAAGGCTATCGATACTCTGTATGATTTCTTCCAATATGATGTTTCTTTACACACACCAAGAGTGAACCTTTCCAGCGTTCGCTCGCTTTTTGAAATTGTTGGAACTTTGGATGGCTCTATCCAAAAAATGGAGGCGAAGGCCGCAGCTAGAGTCGCGGAAGCGGAGGAGGCTGGAAAGCCTATTCCCACAACCTATGATCCGTTTGATTTGGACGATGCAGCCCTCGGCAAGATGTCCCCAGGTGGTGGCGTAACCCTTCAAGAGATTGGTAGGAAGATTGCCCTCATGCAGGACCTGCTTGATGGTCCGTATGGAATGACCCCTAGGGAGAGAGAGGCTATCAATCAGCTTCGTATTTTCAATGAACGATTGAAGTACGCTCAGGACGCCGCAGAGTTCACCACAACCGATCGAGCAACAATTGCTGATGCTATCCAGGTGATTCACGAAGGACTGCGAGAAAAGAAGCAGTATGTTGAGTCTTTTTCTACCAATGTCTTCGAAAAGATTCTTGCTATCAAGCAAGCCACTCAATTCGATTTGAACGACCCTTTAGTGATCGATATATATCAAAAGTTCTACAGAGGTGACATCAAGGGTCTGCTGGATATCGGAACACCTAAAAAGATCCGACGCGCACCAGAAGCGCAGACGCCACGACAAGTATTCCAGTACAGCAAGAAACTGGGCTTGATGGGTAAAATCATCGAGGGAGTATCGAGGCCGATCGCTGATCAACTCGGAGTGAAGTACTCTACAAAGACTCCAGACTTGAATCAAGCCTTGATGGCTCTGATGATCATGTTGAAAGTCGATGATGTTCGGTTCGGTTTGGCCCGAGAGCTTGCCGAAAATGGTTACGACTTGTCGCGCAGATCAATAACAAACAATCTTGATCTTAAAGGTGAAATCAACATCAGTAGGAGCAAGTACGTAGATCGAGTACTGTTCTACATCGATCGTACCCTGAGTAAGTCCGATGAAGTGGCTGGGTTCAGTGATCTGCAGTTTGGACGAAAGGTCAGAATCGCGCAGAAGCCCGTGAAAGACATGTACGGGCCTACCGAGAAGCCATCAGCAAAAAGGCCAGACTCCGACGTTATCACCCGTATTGATAAGTCAGCACAATATGAGGCCGATCAGATACTGAAGCGTGCAGGTATTCGTATTGATGACGGCACCGCTGAAATCATTATGATTGGTGACAAGCAGTTCATCATGCCTAAGAACATGGTTGATCAGCTTGAAAGCTGGGCTCAAGAAACGTATCCGAACGCTCGTTTCAAAAAAACATGGGGTAGAACTGGTAGAGCCGAGTATCAACTTGAGTTGAAAGATGCGTCTACGCAAAACTCTCAAAGAATCAAAGAGCAGATTGCAAATGCGGCTTTGGTTTGGCAAAGAGCGGCTGAGTTTTTAGTATCACCAAGAACGTTCTACACTGGTCTTTTGATTGGTGTCGGTGGCTTACCTATGGTGGGCTACGGAATGGGCGTATTCATCGGTGGTCTCAGTCAGGTTCACCTCGGACAAGGCGTCTTAGCTGCGACACAAGACCTTCTTGAAGCACCAGGAACAGGCGCCAGGGTAGCCTCCGAGGTCACTCCGCTGGTCAGAAACATTGCAGAGGCTGCGGACGTAGAGATCCAGTTTGTAGCAGGAACACTGGCCAGACTTTTCGGTGACGGCTCGCATAGGCCCCGTACAAAGCCGCTGGTATTACCAGATGGCCGAATCATTACTGCCGACATGTTGGCGAACACTGTTGATCGATATGGCTGGAAGAGTGCGTTTGCTGATGCTTTAGCCAGCAATAATTTATACGATCAGTTCTATGAGCGGTTTACTCAAGCAAATCCGACTTGGATCAATGGAGCGATGTTTGGCCTAATAGGTGCTCCACTTGGCCCACAGAGTGCGCTTTTGAGTGCAGCATTCGGAATGAGCATGGCTCAGTCTCTGAAGCCTGGAAACATCTTCAGCAAAGCGCATAGGTTCTATAGGGAATCATTCGTCGCTATTGACACCTACATGAGAATAAAGGTGTTGGTGAGAGAGCTTAAAGCTGGTGCCACTTTAGACGATGCCGCCAAGAAAACTCGCAAGATTATGCTGGATTACTCTGATCTGAGTGATGCTGAGGCAAGTTACTTCAAGCGGTATTTCGCTTTCTATACATACTTCTCGCAGGCAAACAAGCTGCTGTTCACTTCATTGTTGGAAAACCCTGACCGAGTGATTACTCAGCTTAAGTTTGCGAGAAACACGCAGTTGAAGGCTACGGAGTCCAAGGACCCAGACCTGATGTTGTCTCCATGGGATAGATATCGATCGTTTTTACCGTTCGAAATCATGGGCCAAAGATTCAGGCTTCCATTCTTGCTGACTGGTGACTCTGTTGGCTTGTTGCTTGAACTCTTCTTGGCGCTTCCATTTACTGGAGGAGATGAGTCTTCCAGAGCAGCTAGGCTTGGTGTCTTCTCGAGACTGGCGCCTCAGTTAGGTCTTGGGGCTGCCGTAACGTTCGGCATTGATCCTGGTCTTGGCTTCCCGCTTGAAAGGGCAACCTTACAGGTTCCAGCAGAGCTTGTTGAGTTCGATTTGGAGTTTACTGGCGGAACACTACATGACATTTTGGGCATCGAGTACATCGAGCCAGAAAACATTCGTTTCGTGTGGGACGATAAAGAAAAGCGACGAGTGAACGAACGAAACATCGAAATGCCTGGGAGAGGCATCTTTGTTGCCAAAAACACGAAAGCGTATCTATTCTTGATGGAGTACTTGCAAACTCCAGTGACTGGTCGGATGGGAGACAACCTTTGGGCGCTATCTCGTGCGAACGCGGGTGTTGTCGAAGGGTTGATGGATTTGACGCATGCGCTGAAATCTTTGAATCCAGATAAGCCGATTCTTTCAAATATCGGAGCCCTTCAGGTTCTCGGCTTCGTCAAGGAGAAGGATATTCGTGTCAGTGTTCCCGATGATGCAGGAATAGCTCAAGCGTATGTCAGCCCAACAGAGCCAGGATTGGCAAAGGATGGTGCTAAAGAGGCCGTCAAGCGAGCGGATCAAATAACGACCGCGAGTATTCCTACGCTCAGGAAGTATGGAGTAGCCTACAAAAGCAAAGACGGTTCGACATATAATGTTTATGCTGACCAATTTTACCCGACTGAAATTGGCCGAACTATAGGTTTTTCAGCTTGGCACCCTCAAACTTGGAAAAAATTGGCGTACTGGAAATATAAACAACACGCTAAGAAGTCAGCAGAAGCTATTAGACGCAATGAAGCACAACAAAGAATTCTGGAGCGTACTGCTCCTATCGACAATGAACAATAGATTTAGTATGTCTTTTCTTCATAGCCTTTAGTCTGTGTTATGATCTTTTCGAACAACCATTCCCCTTCCCCAAATGGAGTAAATCATGTCCTCAATTCCTGAACTTACAGGTGGTCGCGCTCTTGCCCACGACATCGCTTTCGAGCCTGGAAAAGGCTTTAAGGTAAAGGCTCAAACCGCACTTTTGACTGCCTTAAGTGGCGCAACCAACCTGCTCGCCCATAAAAGCGAAGCAATCACATGCGCTGGAGACCACACTCTTTTGGTCAGTGGAACGGCTGCTGCTAACCAAACAGTGATCAAGTCTAACGTGATTATTATGGATCCAGGTGGCGCTGGCCGAAACATTACTTTGCCCGCAGAAGCAAGCAGCACTGGTCTCTTGTTGTTCTTGTTCAACGCTGCCGATGCTGACGAAAGTCTAGTGGTAAGAAGCGATGAACCTGCAACTATTGTCACTGTAGGACAAACAGAGGGCGCTGTGCTGTTCTGTGATGGCACTACTTGGCGCGGTCTTGTTGGCGGCAACTCTTGATCTTAAACCCCTGACTCGGGGGGCAAACGTCCCCCGGATCACTTCTCCCTGGAGGCTCTAATGCAAGGGTTTATTGTCAATGATGCGGAAGTAACAGGCATCAACGGCTCGTTTGATCTATCGAAAAAAATATTGCTTCATGAAGACAACGATCCTTCCACAGGGATGGATGTTTTTTCAAAAGCGATGCCCAACTCGTGCTTCCTGTCTCATCTTGATCTTCAAGTAAAGATTACGTCTGGAACACCAACTAAGCTTACTGCTTTTTTAACTTGGGATGCTAACGGTGATGACCCTTGCACCGGCCTCGCCGAGGGAATCAAGGCCCAGGCTGGATTAACTGATACGACGCTTCTTTCTACGTCGATTTTTCTTGGCACATATGTGACTCGACCTGCCGACCAAACGACATCTGGAAAGTTGTACCTTCATTTGAAGCAAAACGCTGCTGGCGGAGTAATCACCTTAAAGAAAGCTCGGCTGCACTGGGTTGTTCGCGAAACTGCTTAATCGGAGCATACAATGGCTGACTTTTACAACCGTGGGGGTGGATCTCAAGTCCTCACAGACCTTGAAGTAGACGGAACCACGGTTGTGGTCGATGAGACCAATGACCGTGTTGGCATCGGCACGGATACCCCAAGAACTAAACTCACTGTCGAAGGTCCAGTCACACTTAAAGAGCAGGCAAGCGCTGATGGTGACACCGCAGCGTATGGGCAGTTGTGGGTCAAGACTGCTACACCCAACGAGCTTCATTTCACCACAGATGCTGGTGATGACATTCAGATCACGACAGGCACATCAGTTGCTGGTGCCGCGAATGCAGTGTCAATGTCCAATGGTTCAAACAACCGTATTGCCACAGCCAGTGGAGCCGCGTCCCTCAACGGTGAAGCGAACCTGACGTTCGACGGTAATACTCTTAACCTGATTAACTCTTCTTCGGATACCAATGCGGGGTCGTTTACGTCACTCGATATTAACTTCGACAAGACGGGTGCCAGCACATCAGACAACACCATGATCGGCTTGAACGTCGACATGGACAACACAAGCGCTACCAATGGTACAAACACCATGGTTGGTGCGAAGTTGACTCCGACGCTTCAGCATGCTTCGGCAGCAGGCACAACTCTGGTCAAAGGTATTGAGATTACTGCGACGGGTAGCGGACCCGGCAATACGACAACCAGGGCTTTGGATCTAACAGCAACGGGTGCCGATTTTAACCAGGGCATCTTCATGAAGGTTGATGACGGTGGACCCGACATCAAGATGCTGAGTTCAGCCGACACTGGGGACTTCTGCACAATCGCTACGGGAGCGAACGGTGCTCTGACCATTACGACTACCGACGATGATGGCGCGAATGCAGACATCAACTTGACTCCAGATGGCGAAGTTGTGGTCACTGGTACACTGCAAGCGACCGCCTTTAGGGTTGGCAGTGACACTCTTGCAGAGGTCATTCAAGACACAGTCGGAGCCATGGTCGGCTCGAACACTGAGACCGGCATTTCAGTCAGCTACCAGGACGGCGACGGTACACTCGACTTCGTTCTTGACGCTGTAGGCACAAACGCCATTTCTGATGATGCGGTTACCGTGGCCAAGATTGAAGACCTCGCCCGTGGAAACATTATCTACGGCAACGCAAGTGCTGAGACTGCTAAGCTGGCTCCAGGCAGCAATGGCACAGTACTCACCAGTGACGGTACCGACATCTCTTGGCAGGCATCAAGCGGTGGCGGCACTGCAGCCGATGACCTAAACCTTATTCTTCACATGCAAACTTTCTCGTAGGATGTAATCATGCCAACAATGTCAAAGGAGATCCTTAGCGGATCTACGAACGGTAAGGGCTTAAAAGTAACTGGTACTGGAACAGGTAATTCGGTTTTACTTCACACGGTAACAACTGGTGGCAGCAATGCTGACATAGACGAAATCTTTATCTACGCGACAAATACGCATACAGCACAAATCAAGCTCACGATCGAGTTCGGTGGTACCACAGACCCAGATGACCATATTGTTGCACTCATCCCGGCAGAGACCACGGCCTTGGTGGTGCCGGGACTTATCCTGAAGGCGGGGCTTGAAGTTAGAGCATTCGCAGGAACTGCCAACGAAATTACTTGCCACGGTTTTGTTAACCGAATCGATATTAGCTAATGGCTAAGCGTACACGAGTACCAGGACCGATTACCCATGACCAGACTATGGGTAACAGTGGCGAACGGCACAGCGATAGGCTGAGTCGTTGGAAGAGCATTGATGTCAACGATGGCAGGTGGACTCTGTACGACCCCCACAGCACGGTCGTCAGCACCACCACCACCGCGAACGGGCTGCGAATTGTAAGCGATAAAGATGAAACCGCCCGACGATGGAACGCCAGCACTCAGACAACTGGACGCTACTATCAACAACTCGAAGGACCAGACGGCAATCCTTTGACTTTCGGTGATTTTTTTAGCATCGAGTTTCTCATCAAGCTCCACACTTTGCACGGAAACACCAGTATTGACGGCAGCGACCGATCTGGAATCACTGTCGGTATTGGTGGGAACGGTGTTACAAGCTCCACACAAGGTATAAACTGGGTCGGTCAAGGCGCATTGCTGAAAGACACAGACCCGAATATCTTCCTGCAAAGCGTGATCGGTGGTGATGCTTCCACAAACAACGCGCAGGACGGCTCGTGCGTTGGTATTCACACCACGATTTCTCCGCCTGTGGATGATGACGATAATGGGGATGACAATCCAAGCACTCGGCATGTCGCAGCGGTAATGCTCGATAGCAACAATCACGTCGTCCATTTGTCCAACGGTGCAACTCGCGCTGCCATTCAAACTCACGAGTACACCGTAACCGATAACGTATATTTATTTTTGGCCCTCAACTGGGGAACAAGCATCAACGGAATCGCTGACGCCGATGCGACCTGGGGAGTATGGTATCGCGTTAACGTGGCCAGAGATGGGTTGAACCCAAGCTACATCCCAGGAAGCGGCGAAAGCGGCTAATCATTTTAAGGAGAAATCATGAAAGACCTTATCAACTCTCTTTTTTGCTCTCAAAAGCGCGTATCTTGGCGTCGTCTTGCTGTTTTGGTGCTTGGTACTGGCCTACTTGCCGCTGGTTTACTTGCTTCAGACCAATGGCTGTACGTAGCCCTCGCCTACATCGCTGGCGACAGTGCCGAAAAAGCAATGGCTGCTATCGGAAAGAAATAGTAAATGTCCATTTCAACTACAAAATTTAATGATGTAGTTAGTTATAAGATTACTAATAGCTCAAACCTTACCGCATCTGGTAGCAAAAATGTTACTGACGGTCCAGGTATACTTTATTCCGTAAAAATAGTTAATGGTAACGATGCTGCTGTTTTTGTAAAAATATCTAATGCACTTACCTTTACTGCTGGCAACACAGCGCCGGACTGGATTTTCAGGTGCGCTGCATCAAGTACTCAAACCTTTCAGATACCTAATGGTTGTTCTTTCGATGCATTGTCTTTGTGGGCAACCGAAAATGCATCAGTATCGGACAACACAAATCCATCTGTATCGGGCAATGAAACTGTAGCTGTTACGCTCCTCACTCAAAGCTCTTCTGCCACATCATCTGGCTCTGCGAATGGATACTAAATGGCGTACACTACCAAATCCATACAAAGTAATCTGGGTACAAAGCTTGTATATATAGACGCGATAACTGGCACTGCTCTAACAAACGTTACTAGCGCATCCGGCATCGTTTATATGGTTGAAATCGATGCTACGGCGGGGGCTGCGACCACTGCTGAGCCTGCTTGTTACATCAAGCTTGTAGACGCTACAAACGCCACAGGTGGTAGCACACAGCCAGAACTTGTACTTTACGCACCAATCGGAAAGAAAACTTGCTACATCATTTCTGAGGGTTGGTCGTTTAGCAATGGACTGAGTTTATGGGGTGTTACATCAGCCGCCAATAACTCATCTACAAGACCAACATCAGACGTTTGTATTAAAATTATAACAACATAGGTGACTTATGTACAATGACATGATCGAAAAAGCAAAAGTTCAATATCAGTCTAAAACTGGTAACAAACAAGCTGCATTAAAATCTTTGTTTTATGTGATATCTGAAATGCAGAAAGAAATTGAGCAGCTTAAGACGCCGGCTAAGAAAGCTCCAGTCAAGAAGGCTCCAGCAAAAAAGGCGCCGGCCAAAAAAGCTCCAGCGAAGAAGTCCCGTGCTAAGAAAAATGGCTAATATCGTAGCATTGATCGGCGCGATGACCGTTGCAGTTTTTGCCCTGTTTTTCGGCAAGCGCAAAAAAAAGCCGACTGTCACTGCTCCTCCCGACAATCTTGCTGCTGACGTTGCTCAGGCTCAAGAAGTTGAGCAGCTTCAACAAAATCTACAAAAGATCGAGGACGCTTTGCAGTCTGATTCGGCTGCCGACTCTCTTGCTGATCTTGGCAACGCCCGCAAACGATGATGCTGTATCTTTTACTATCATCGCTTGCGTGGGCTGACTTACCAGCGAAACCCGATGCGCCAGAACCAATTTCTGGACAATGCCCCAAGGTTTTTCCAATCAATAAGGGGCAGCCACTACCTGTTGAACTGTCCGTTGATCTCTCTTCTGCCTCCTGCTCTGCGGTGGCTGTCCCGCTTTCTCATTATGCAGACCTGTTATCTATTGAAGCTTGGGGGAATAGTACCTACAAGATTTCTTCGATAGAAATATCTAAATTGCAAATGGAACGTGATTGGTACAAACAGCAACTAAATGATCAGTTAAAGCCTAAACCATGGTTAGAGAGGCCATCTACTCAGCGGTGGCTTGGTAGAATAGAAACGATAGTTATAGTCGGAGTTGTTACGGCTGGGTTAGGGGCCACATATCATTACGCATCAGGAGCAGGACAATGAACATGAAAGATATAGCCATTCCCTGCGGGACTATTTTGTTTGCTGCTGGCGCCGCTTTTGCATCATTCGAGTCTGCTGCACAAGAAACAGAAGAACTTGAGAGAAGAGTCACAGTCATCGAGTCCAAAGAAGGAAAACAAGAAGTTGTAGACCTTAAAATCGAAGGAGTCGAAAAGCGCCTCGATAAAATGGAAGAACTCATGGGTAAGATGCTCGAAGTTCAGCAGCAGCAGGCGATTAATCAGGCCAAAATTTGTGCCGCTACTAATGCGAGTTGTAACTGATGAGACCACTTATTCTTGATTATGTAGAATCCCTCGGCCACGCAGTATTCGAAAGTGGTGAGTACAACCTGAACATTATCGGTATTCGAAGCAAGGATCACCAAGCAAATAGTTTTGATGATCGTATATGCGTTGTATTTAGGGACGAACAGGGTTGGATCGTAAGAACGTGGGAATGCACGACGGAGCCGGGTAAGTATTGGTTGGAAAATCCCAGCAACGTCGATGGAACTGCTATCCTTGTTCCAGGTCAATACAGATCTGTGTGGAAGATTGACAAGCATCAAGGGAAGTATGACGCGCTCTGTCAGAGGAACGGTAAGGTCAAAACTTATCGTGACGACAATAAAGACGACATCATTGATCTTGATGTGGACTCTATTACTGAAGGGTTCTATGGCATCAATATCCACAAGGCAGGGTCGGCCTCAACGCAAGTAGATAAGTGGTCTGCTGGATGTCAGGTTTTCAGCCGTAGCGCTGACTTTGAAGAGTTCATGAGCATCTGCTACGCAGCAAGGGAGAAGTGGGGAAACAGCTTTACGTATACGCTGATTGATGAACCGGAGTTCTAATGGAAGCGGTTCTTGATTCCCTGTTGGCCGATGGTCACCTCGGCATCTTTGCAGCGTTTCTGGTGTTCCAGTTCATCACGATGCAGAAGCGCTTGGACAAGCTTGTTGAGGGGTTTCAGGAGCAAATTGAAGAGATCCGTAAGGACTACAACGATCGCATTGAGAAGATACGTGAGCGGTACGACCGAGTCATTCAAGAGTATCGGAACAACGCTGACAGTCAGTCCAAAGACTTTTTGATTGCACGTACGAAAGTACACAACGATATCGTATCTCGACTCGACCGCATTTTAGATCGAGACAAGTAAGGAAGAAATCCATGCCATCACAAGCGGAAACACCTGCACCAGTCGCAACTCCTCAACCTGTTGATATAGAAAACTTCGATGTAGGCCCTGATCCGCCACAACTATCGGAGTCAGTCGGTATCGCTCCAGATATCACAGCGGCAGCCAATGCGGCTAAGTCGTTGGGCGGCGAGCACGCACCCATGGTCGCAATCGCTTTGGCTGGCATGGCCGTTGCCGGTGGGTCTAAGGCGTTCAAGCTGTACAGGGACTGGGCTGAGCAGAAGCACGAGCGGGAGATGAAGAAGCTGGAGATCGAGTCCCAGAATCAGGGTCTCGAGGGCCAGCAGCCCCCTCCTTGTGCAGCTAAGTGTGCTGCCATGCAGGCAGAGATTGAAAGTCTCAAGACAAAGCTGGCAGGCATCGAGAAGAAGACATCCAGTATCTCTGCTGACTTCGATGGTGACGATGTCGAGCGTAAGGTCAAGCGAATGAAGAAGCGCGTTGACGAGTTGTTCGAAATCGTCGAGAAAAACTAAATCAGCTTGCTCATCAGCGTCACGATGGAGACGATCAATGCCGCAGAAGAAAAGATCATCGCTCGTTTACTGGCACGCCAACTGCGCTCAACACCATGTCGCTTCACTTCAAAGTCGAAATGCTGCTCAGGCGTCCAGTCAGGAATCCTCTGAGTGTACTCAGAACACTCACGATGCTCCCACAGAGCGTCCTCAGGAATGTCAAGGCCTCGATACATCAAACAGACGCCTGCCTGTTTGCTGACACCTTCGTAAGACTTAAAAAATCCACATCGTCCGCATCGAGCCATGCGGTAGTGTAACAAAAAAAACCCCACCCAAGTCGTGACACTTGGATGGGGCACAGGTTTAATCCACGGGATTAAATTGATCTCAGCCTATCCAAGATCAAAATGTTTACAACACCACCAATTATATGGATTAAGACCTATAGGCATTATGCCTGCCACCCCCCCACCCGGTAGGAATCGCCCATGCTCACGTCCCGAGTATGGGAACAAGCGATGTGGGTGGGGGGGCGCAGGGGATGTTGTTACTTCTTAGAAGATGCGGCTGCCGGGGTCGGCGCAATGGCGTCGTTAAGCATGTCCAGAACCTTCATGAGACCTTCTGGAGGACCGTCATCTCGCGCTACTACTTTGACATCGTACTTGGCGCTGTTGTCGCTGCTACGGCTATTCTCACTGTGGTTGGCTACTGAGCCGTGTACCGTCACTTCACAAGAGAAGAGACCAGCGTTGTACTTAGCCTTGGCTGTAAGGTCAGCCTTGCTGTCTGACGTGGTCTTGCTCGACGTGGAGGACTTGACCTCCATGGTGAACCGAACCTCTGCTTCCTTGACTGAAAGGGCTGGAGTGTTGATCATCGCAAGAAGTGGAACCTGAAGATCCACCTTTTCCATCGTGGTATTTCCGGCAGCGTCTTGAACCGGCCTGTTGAAGCCAAAGTCAACGGTGCGCGCGGACAAGTTACCCTTTCCGTCGTCGTTGAGACCGACATCCTTGATGAAGTCACTTGATGCCTTTGCGAGCAAAGTCTGAGCGTTACATGCAGCCTTGAGCGGTCCACCAATGAGTTGCTCCATTGGAAGTCCACCAAACTGTGATGACATTTGTACGAGGCCGGAATCTGCCATGATGTTCTCCTACGGAAGCAGCTTGATTAGTTGATCGTCGATTCTTGCATAACCTTCTGGGGGCTCGCTGCCCTTGAAGATCAGCTTTACCTTAGCAGCATTGTTCTGCTTTTTGAACCATGACGGAGTGTTGGCACAAGGCCGGACCATCAACTTGCCTTTCTTTTTGTCCGCCGTAAGCCCAGATATCTCGACTGACATTTCAACCTCAAGCGTATCCACGCGAAGGCTTTGACCAGTCGTGAGGGATTGGAGCGGGACTGGAACTCTTTTTTGTACCAGTACTCCATCTTCCCATGTTGGGATCTCCATGACGACCATACGAGGTACATAAATGGGCCTTCCATGTTCATCATTAAGTGGCTCCCCGGAATCATTCGTCTTCAACTCCCAGAACTCTTGATTCGTAATTGAATCAAGCTCATGCCTCTCGGCAATGTCGGTGGCAGCTATAACCGCAGATTGAATCGAATGTACGATGTCATCTAAAGAATGATCAGCCATTATGTCTCCGAGTTACCGTCTGATGTACTTGAGCCAAGCGTAACGCTTCCTGGTCGCCAGATATCCGCCCTCCTCCTCGTGTCCGTAGGCTTCACGCTCGAACGGTATCTCTCGATACGCCCTATCTCCGTCTCGATACCTGACGAAGTTGATGAGCCAGAATGAAGGGTACAGCAGTAGAAATCCGATAAAACCAAGCTCGACCCACTGAAGGTAGTGGATGGTCTCATGTCGCTTTGTGGTCTTGCTCATTTCGCCGCGAGCGAAGACGAACAAAGCAAGGCTGATAGCACCGATTTCAATAGGAGAAACTTTTGACAACCAAACAGGAATCCGGCTGTTTTCCTTGAATATTGGAAAGCATCTACGCTTGGTTTTTTTCATGTTCATCCTCAAAAGCTGGGGCGGTTGGACTCGAACCAACAACGGTCGGGGTAACAGCCCGATGCACCTGCCTGTGGCGCTTCACCCCATTACTTCTTCTTCAATCCGTAGTTGTCCCTGGCCCATCCTTCGCCCTTGAGGCTGAAGTTGGTGACACATATCTTTCGCTTCATATCGACGGATGTGCCGAAGTCGAGAGCACAAGCCCCACAATGGGGGCTTGGGTCTCCAAATGCCTGCAAAACTTCTACGGTTTGATTGCAGTTAGGGCAGACGAATTGATACAGCGGCATCGTTAATCGTCAAAGACAACTTTTTCTTCGTCTGGTACTGGGTACGTTTCGATTTCTTCTGTTGTCTGAGCGTTGCTTGCAATGGCACCAGCGGACATCGCAACAACCAGTTGCTTGATCAACTCTTTAAGCTCACCATCATCTGTGTTCTTGCTGCTCAAAGCTTCGACAACTTCGGGTGCGATTGGGCTTGTGTTTACATTTACAGTAGTCGTAATCGGCACTCCGTTCCTGTAAAGAAGCTCTTCGGTGTTGTCTACATCTACAAACTTGACCACCAAATACAAACGCTCAACGCCGTCTGGTGCAAAATCGATCTTCACTTCATAGTCCATCAGCGCCCACTCACCATTAGGCTGAGAGTTGCGAATGGTCTTGAGCATGCCTCTGATTGCTGATTGAACGATAGACATCCAGGTTTGCTCGTTCACCTTTCCTTGAAGGTTGTGCAGAGGCCAGGAGCAATCGCCCAGCTTAGTTCTGTAGTCCTTGCACTCCTTTGCCTTCTTCGTTGGTAACTTTTCAGAAGAAATAATTTCATTCAAAATGCTAAGCAGTGACGATGTTTGGTTGATAAACGTCGCTTGCTTGTTTCCTTCTTGTAGTGTTTTGCCAACGAATGGATTTTTAGCGCGCTCTACTTCTTCAAAAAGACTCATTGTCTTCTCCTATTACTTTCTCGAACGATTTGTTTTTTTGCTTTCAACTCTAAGGTTTTTCTTAGAGTTATTTTTTGGGTTTCCGTCTTTGTGATGGACATCTTTACCATCACCCTTTTTAACACGTTTGAGCATTGTCATGATGCGGCGAGCGCGATTTCTACCCGCCCGCCGCTTCTTCTGCTCCGGTTTGCTATGGTATTCCCGGTATTCCTTTTTGTAGTCACGAGCCATATTGGTACCTAATCTTCGAGTACGGATTCTTCCTTCTCTTTCTCCTTAACCTCTGAAAGCTCGTCGAGTTGTTCGGTCAACAGATTCATAGAATCCATCTCAGGAATATCATTCATCTCAACGACTTTGAGATCCTCAGCTATGGCATCTTGCTTGCCATCATGATCATAGGCATTGGAAGTTGTATCATCCATAGGGACGATGCCGCGAGCAAACGCATACCTAAGTCCAGTCTTGAGTGCCATCTCGATAGGCCACTGGCCCCATGGGGATTGGTTCTTGTTTCGCTTCCAGGCATCGGAGTTGGCCCTACGCTTTTCGATGTCGGCCTTACGGATGACGACAAAGTCTTTAGAGCCGTCCTTGTAGTGTGCAACTACGTATACCGCTGTAAGAGATTCCCATGATTGTTGTGCGTTTAGGTCTGGTACGTGTTCCAGCTTTGGCTCCGTTCCTTCGATGACATGGAACGTGTCGCTTTCAAACACAGCCTTGGTTCGGAGTCGGACTCCTCCCCTGGCGGCGAGCTTGGCGAACCCTCGGTGGGATACTTGCCATTGAAGCGTTTTGCCTCTTGGTAGCAAGTAAACGTCAGGCAGTGGCCCACCGGGCATAAGACCAGTCATAGCAGACAAGGCAACCGCCTGGGCGACCGAGGCTGGGTCACAAGAGTACAGACGGTCATTGACCTGTGCTGCTTGTCTAAATGCCAGCGCAACTCGACCAGCGGCCTGCGCTCCTTCTTCTGTGCCTACCATCGTCTGAAGAAAATCAGAAGCCTTGGACTCGACGTTGTTTCTAAACTGAACTGCTGGATGTAGTGCGTTAGCCATTATTTCTCTCCTGTGTAGTTGAATCTGAATGTTCTGGTTGGTTCGCCTTCTATGATGTACTTCTTGGCGAGGTCTGGGTTGTCGGCTTCGAAAGATGATCTATCGAATCGACTTCTTGGTTTGCTCTGGGACCATGTTGCGACACCAGCAATACCATATGCGGTGCCAATCTGTTCTTTGAGTTGATTTTCCAAACGACGCTTTTGATCGTCAAGCTCGGCGCATTGTCGGCGTATGTCTTTCAGCTTTGCCGCCAACTCGATGTGGGTATCAGAAGGCTCGATGAATGTCTTGGATTCTTGCTCGAAGAGCTTTGCTAAAGACTTAGAGCAGGCTGTTGATCCATCAACTTCGGGCGGAGCGCCAGCACGTATGTGCTTGTCATACCAGTCGCGCACATAGTCAAGAATCTTGGATTCCACTGACTTGTCTCGATAAATGTTGAAGCACCTATACTCGTCTGACATCGTGGCGAAGGCCGCAAGATCGCATCGGTCATCGTCAGTTACCGCCATCTGCCAAACACACTGGGCGGCATAGTACGGTGGGACTGAGTTTGTACCAGAAAAGCCCCACCTGTGATCGAATTTTCGAGTAGATTTGATCTCAAGCAACCACTTTGCACTGTCTGAGGTGACAAAGAAATCGGGACGAGCGTGCATCCACTCTTCCGGTCCTATGATTGGATCGGCCTCGTATGCGGGTCCGCTTTTGATTTGAACGTTATTTAGGTGTGCGTAGTGCGCTCCGATTGCCGGTTCGAGGATGTGTCCTCGTTGAGTCGCTGCTGATGATGAGCTTTCAGTCAACCCATGTGCCCTGGCCCATACATCCCATGGACTACTCCAGGGCGAAAGGCCGAGTATCGCTCCGATGCTACTGCTGCCTATAGTAGGCAAGTCGTTTGGCATTTTTTCTCCTATTTGCTTGTACGATTGGATAGTATCATGATGTGATGGTAATACCATCACTTTTACCGGACAAAATCTGACTGGACATTTAATGAACATCAGGAACTATCGAGAGGCTCAGCCTCGATTCAATAGTCGCTTTGCTTTTTGCAAGTGGATCAACGAGAGCTTGTCTCAACGAGACCTGAGCATTTCCGTTCCCTATCTGAGAGATCTGGAATCGGGACGATCAGTGCCCTCGTTGAGACTTGCCATCGCTGTAGAGGATCTCACAAACAACCAAGTTTCAGTCAGAGACTGGGTTGGGTTGTCTATAAAACGATGATCAGGCTTCAGCAGGCTCAATATTTTTGATTGCGTGCATCACGCTTACAAATGTTTGAGCGATGTGAAACTCAATATCTAAAAGCCTATTGAGCTTCTCCGGTGTACTGGCTTTGCATATAAGCTCATCATATTGGTCATAGACGATCCATTCATCTTCAGCTTCTATTACTGACCAACCTACTGGTAGTTTCTGTACAATATCAACCATCTTAATGACATCCGATCTGCGTATAGAGTTTATTTCTTTTTCGAGCCAAACCGCGCATTGATCCAATATCATCGACGCAATCAATAACGATCGGATCTTGTTTTTCAGGGTGTGGTCGCATGACTCTGCCGATTCTTTGTTGTATTCGACCCATAGCCTTTGTCGGAGTTGTAAGCACAACTGTGTCCAAAGACGGTAGGTCAAGCCCTTCATCAGCAACCGTGGTCGCGCAAACGACCTGAATTTGTCTTTTATCCGCACGATCTAAAACCTCTGCTCGTTGTTTCTTAGTCATCTTACCGACCAGTGGTTCAGCGATGATGTCATGTGCGCTGATTTGCTCTGCCAACTTTATACAATGATCCACCCGATCAGATAAGACCAGGACCTGCCTGTTATTGCGACAAGCCTGGACGACACGATCGATAATCTTTTGATTACGATCCTCATCCGTTGTCATCAATGTGATGAGCTTAGACCAGTCCACTCGGTGTAGCGGCCCCGCAAAATCAGTAAAGAACCACTCGATTCGAGGGGGAACAACGTGACCAGATCCTGCAAGCTGTGCGTTAGTGATTTCGTATACTGCTTGTCCGAAGTGCCACCACAAAATGGATGTTAGGCCATCTGGTCTGTTCGGCGTGGCCGTTAGTCCGAGTCGGTATCGCGCGGGCATACAGAACATAACTGAGCAGAAGGTGTGCGCTGGAACGTGGTGTGCTTCATCAACAATACAGAGTCCGAACTGACGCCCGAAGTTGTACCTCTCTGTGAATGACATTCGTTCAAGAGTCTGGAAAGTTGCGACAACAATCCGTCCCGAGTCATCTTTCTTACCCGCGCCATACTGCGTTGCCTCCGTACCGAGCATTGACTTGCATCGATTCATCCACTGGACAGCCAGATCGTTGGTGTGAACCAAGATCAAGCACTTCGTATCGAATACCGTTGCTGCCGTTAGTCCGATAGCAGTCTTTCCGGCACCGCACGGTGCAATGATTACGCCCTCGCCACCACTTTTGACCCACTCGTCTAATGCGTCTTGTTGATAATCTCTCAGGCTGAAACCTGATGCCAACTTAAGACTTTCAGCTTGTGGCTCTGTTCTCACATCAGCGAAAGATCCGAGATTGATTTGTGCCGCAGCCTTCCTCGGAATCGCAAGACCTCCGCCCCAGGGGTGCTCATGTGGAATGCGATGGCATGCGTTAATGTACTTATCGGGTAAAGCGATAAACTTACCCTTCTCCCGCAGCCCAACCGCCATCTTATATTCTGGGTTCAACAGTTTAAATCTACTCAAAATATCTTCTTCATTATTACTTCCGGGCTCGAGGAACATCCCACCACCCATAGCTACTCTTCCTTGACTCATCATGCTTCCTTACTTTTCATTGTTAGTATTTCATTTTTAGCCCAGACATACTTTCTTTTTCCGCCTACGGTCATCCTTTTCTTTTCGTAATCAAGCTCCCTAAGTATCTCTGATATTCTCATCTCATCTCGTCTATTCATTCGTCCTCGTTCGATTTTTAACCCATCTTCCATAACCATAGTCATTGTCACGTAACCACGATTTAGCATTAGGAAGCTCGATATAGGTTCCAACCATGGGTCGTCTTGTCGGTATATCTTGCTCGAATCATGTCGAACCTTGTCGAGCTTTTTATCCAGATACCAAGTCTCACCATTTTTGTACGCGAGTATAGCCTCAGCCCAAAGTTGATCTCTGTTTTCTCGAACCCAGTTGAGATTGACCGCGTCTACTTTGATCGGCCAATACCTACGCGATCCAGTCATATCATTGATAAACTGGGATTCATTCGTCGTTCCTGCGAACACTACATGTCGCTTGATGGTGATCGCGTGACGACCATACGCAGGCCGGAAGTTATCCTCCTGGGCGCTGAGGAACGCCTTGGTTGCGCTGTTAGCTGATCGACGAACAGAGTCCAACTCGGCTACCTCATAGATCCAAGCGCGGGCAATCTGGCTGTAGGAGTTGGCAGAACCGATGTCGAGCGGCGTATCCGCGAAGTATTCATCAGTTGCCAGAGTCCTGAACAAAGTGCTCTTGCCTGCGCCTTGAGCGCCAGCCAGGATCAAAACGCAGTCCGCCTTACAACCGGGCTCGTATGCACGAGCAATCGCCTGGATAAGCCATTTCTCGCCCATCTTTCGGTTAAGCTCGTTGTCCTCACAGTCCGTCGCCTCTACGACCCAAGAGTTGAGACGATTGACCCCATCCCACTCTATCGAATCCAGCCACTCCAATAGTGGGTTCCGCTTGTTCTCTTCACCAATGAGTTGGACGGTTGAGCTTACAGCCGCCTCACCGTACTCAAGACCATAGGAACGAGAGACCCACAAAGATATTCTCGTATCGTCTGTGTCCTTGTAGTCGCGATCATCGATCTTGAGCGTATTGGTGAAGCTGTTTAGCCAGACCCGGCCACGCCATCTCCGATCTCTTCTAAGGATGATGTACAGGTTGTTCTTGTTTTTGCGAAACCGGCCAGAAGGTTGACCGTTTCGATCCATGTACTGATCGAGAATGTCTACGATCCGATCATCTGACTCATGCTCTGAGAGTTCAGGTTCCTGTGCTTGGCTTGTGGGCTGATTGATGCAGTTCTGATTTTCAGCAATGTGCAGCAAGTCTGCGAGTCGAGTCTGTCCAGCGGCGAGAACCTCATCTAAATCAGCCATTTTTTTGCTCCAGCGGTACGCGATACAATGTGTGTTGGGGAAGTTGGTCGCAGATTTCTGACGCATATGCATCGCCGGAATCATCTGTGTCGGTTGCTATGAATATTTTCAGAGAAGAAGGGATGTCGATCTTACCAAGAGATTTGTAGCTCCCTGAAGTACCGGCAACAATTGCAAGCTTGAGCGACTCTCGAAAAGCCTGCTCACATGCACGCATGAAGTCGGTAATCCCTTCGCAAATCAAAAATCCTTGAAGGTCATTATCGATGTCTTGCTTCATGAGTCGTTGGGCGCTTTCGTTGGCCATCAACAAGCCACCGGCCTCGTAACCAGTAGGCCATCTCGTCTTTGATCCTGACGGTTGGCGACCTTTGGTGTAGGTGACGCTTCTACAATGAATGCTGGCGAATGATCCATCCGGTTCGAAACATGGTGCAGCAATGCGGTACACGCCGCCCCATTGATGAGGAAACCACTCTGGATATTTGTATTCAGTTGGAATCGGCAGGACTCGAACGCAATGTGTACTGTCGAGCACTGCGGGAGCAAACCTCCTTCCAATCAGCCATTTGCTCAGTCGGCTGCTCCAGGTAGCAGGCTGCTGAAGAGCCTCTTCGAATGAAGTTGTGCGTGACCAAAGCTCCTTAAGCTCGTCTTCCGGCGGTCGAACGTATCCTTGTGTTGGGGGTTGATTGACACGCGGACGATTTTTCGGATCCGGCTGCACATGAGATGGCACACCAGAAGGAGTGCAGTATCCCTGTTCGGCAAACCAATCTCGGACTACTGACTGCTCTTCGCGCTTGAGGTTTCGTAGAGGTTGTTGGAAATAATGATATGAAATGAAGTCAACGACATCGCCTTTCGCACCGCACTGGTGACACTGCCATGCCATTTCACTTCGACCGAAACCAATAGGCCCACGTTTTTTGTCGCGTGACCCGCGCTCTAAAAGACCGCAACTCGGGCATGGTGATAGTGATTGACCGTTGCCACGATTGTACTGAAGCTGTGATGCTATCGAAGTTATCGGGGCTGTTTTTGCTTGCTGTATCCACATGTTAGACTCCTGACGGGCTCCTAAAAGAGCACCACCGGAAACCCGGTGGGCTCAGTCAGGAGCCCAACTATTTAGGGGGATCAATCCCTAAGGGGCTTTGCTCTGTAGTCGATCAGACGATCAGCTACAAACTGTTTTTGGGCGGAACGATCACGCCATCGACTGAAACATTGTCCTTGTCTACAATGCTGTAGTGCATTTTTAGATCCGGGGTAATCGTCAAGACAACCTTCATTCCAGTCATCCTGTACACCCTGTTGATCCATGACACCAAAGTATCGAGAGTAGGTGCTTTTGCTTCGCGTTTCAGAATGCTACGTAGCCGGGATCGGCTGGTTCCGTAGACGTAGGCCATCTTCGAAAGGTTGCCCTTCCTCAGGCCGCCCAGGTTCTGGGTCATCTGGAACACAAGCTGAAACGTATCAATGCGTTCATAGTCTTCGTTGTAATCGTCGTTGTTGTCTTCTGCTTGCATAATAAAAAGTAAGGCATCTATTCGACCCCCGACATGCCTCCCTGCTCGGGCTGTAGGACACCCAGTCTGCACAGGTAAAAAACAGACTGGATGACTGGTCTAAAAGGTGGGGCCGCCCCCCCGCTAAGAGGCGGCCCCGGTGACTTACTTTGCCACTTCTTCCCCTTCCCCAAGGGATGGAGCGTCTTGGTCAGCCACCAACATTGGCTCGCGGATCGCCTCAATGACATCCACCTTGAACGTGATGTTGCCATCGCGCTCAATAGGTGGGAGCTTAGAGAAGACCTCGCGGTCCAACATAGCCAGGGCATCGCCAACCCCAGACTCCTTGAGCAGTTCAGCCTGCTTGTCGGAGTCAGCCTCAATAGAGACTGTGAGGGTTTCGAGCAGTACCTTAGCGGTCTGCTCCTTGGTGAACCCTGCACGCTTGGCGAACAGGGCCATAGCAACCTTCCACGGGATTGAGGAGGTGCCCTTAGCTGGCTTTGGTTTCTTGGCACGCTTGAGCTTGCCAGCAACCTTAACGACGAGGTTCACGTCGATTTCAGAGTTATTGTCGATGTCTTGCTTTGCGAGCGAGACTGCCTTCGTGTTGAACGCCTTTGTAATGGCGATGATTTCTTGTGATGTAAGTTCCATCACACTCTCCTGTTCATGGATTGATTAGGCTCCCGAGATTGGAAACCATCTCATCTTTCGCTCTCCTTTGTGCGTGACTCGCACTTTTTGAAGCCCTTGCTCTTTTAGGGCCTTTGCTATTTTCATCTCAGTGAGACGTTGTTGTTCATTCCACCCATCCGGGTCAACGTACATTGCTACTGCTTCAGTCGTTAGGTCATAGCGTCGGTATGATGCAGGATGTTCCTCAAGGTACTTAGATACCTTGTCTCTGTAGTCATCCGATATGTTGGTTCCATAGATCAACTGAGGCTGGATTAGCTTTGACGCTGCCATGATGCCTGCCTTGAGTTCTTCCTTGGTCGTTACTACCCGCCACTTTTGCGCGAGGTATACAGAGACCTCAGAGAAGTCCGGCTCGGTCATCTTCTTGCCTTTGTAGTACTGGACTCCGTCCCTGGTACAACTGAAGTTCTTATTCAGTTCTGCGTCACCTTTGACTGCCAAGAATACTTTGTAAGGCCCCTCTGCTTCCTGTATCTCTTTGTTATTGCGCTTTGCCATAGCAAGCCTCCAGTTCAAATGTGTACCAGTGGTTGACAAGTTTGTCAGTCTCCCACTTGATAAAAGCAGGTCCAATCACCCAGCTTAGTTGATTGATGAACTGAAACATAAGCTTACGTTCATCATTTATGAATATGCCTACAAGCTCGATTAATGCCTCCATAATCAAACCACTGACTTTGCAAGATCAGCGAGGCCGTCCCAATCTACTTTAGATGCACGAGGCTTACGCGGTAGCTTCTTGAGTGGTACACCCTTCTTGCGTGCGTATGATGCCTTGACACCGATGAAGCTACGATCAGCTTGCGTGTCTTCAAAGCCAAGCTTTTGAAGCACTTCTTCGTAAGACTCAGAGCTTTGCCATGCCTCCACAAATGAGGGCCAAGTCCACTCTCGCTTTTGGTTTGTCTTTCGTGCCTTTCGAAGTTTCGTTACATTGTTACCCATTACATTCTCCTGTATGGTTTATTGAAGTTACTTTGTTTACCGACGTATGTCAAGTGTGCTTATTTGTTGATCGCGCTAAGTTCAAAGTCTGCTGAATCCTTCAGTACTTTGTTCTGAGGCACAAGCACAAGCGGCACAATCTCTTCGTCTTCTGGTCCTTTCTCATACTCTTCGACGATGATGGTTCGAATAGCTACCCACCTATATCCATTAGGTAACTCTACATCACGAAGCTTCAATCGCTTCAGGTCTCGTGGACCGATCTCAAGATTGTCTTTGTAGATCGTGTAGCCACGAGAAGAAAGCAGATCGAAGTGATCCTTTCCGATAGGCAGCGAGCCATCACGGACATAGCATCGCTCATGCTTACGGCACCGGACTCGCTTTGACAGCTTCCACTTGGGCAGACGCATCAGTGGACAATCCTCAATCGGAGGTATTGACGTTGTACCTGAGGACATCTGCACTCGTGTATATCGGCGTGGGCTTACTTTGCCTACACCAGAGCTTTTGCCAACCTTGACGCTGCGCTTACGCTCTGCCCTGGTGAAGTTTCGAACTACCGTCTTATGCTCATTCAAAGCATCAATCATCATGCCAATTACCGGAATGATCGGAGACTGTTCGCACAGGTGACCGTCAAACTCAGCAAGATGCGGATACCATTGACCATCAATGTGGAAGGGGCAGACCATCGAAATGCGAATAAAGTCCATTCCAGAAGGGCAATCTTCACGATTGATCACGTAGCCGTGGTACAAGCCGTAGATCACCCTGCGTCCAAGTGGATTGTCTTCGTCACTCTCTCTGAAGTAGAACCCGCTTTGGAAAATAATATCCAAGGCGACCAGCCTGCCATCAGGAGCATGAGCCATTGTAGGCACCATGTGCTGGCGAACCTGACCAAACTGGTTCAGACTCCTGTTGTAGATCAGGTGACCTGCATTTGATTCGTCCTCCAGATTGATGAACGTCGTCTTAAACGGAACCATTTCCGGGTACTCCTCGGCGGAGTTACGATCTCTCATGTATTCAATCGATCTTCTGGCGTGGTCCTCGTAAAGAATCGGATTGGATTCTTCCAGGCGTTTGTACCAACCAGAAGCCCTTGAAATGACGCTCTTGAACGATCCCGTAGGGAATGGCTCATCGAAGTCTTTAGTCAAGTGCTGAGTGACAGATAGAGCGTACATGTGCTGGACCTCGCCATACCACCAAGTTGGCACAGCAAACATGCCAGGGCACTTCAAGGTTTGCTTGAAGTATTGAAACGCCTTTTCATGCTTGCTTGTTGAGTCGCACACAGATGGGTGCCACGTCCAATCTTTACGAAACCCTGCTTGATATGCAGGGTGGCGTTGAATCAGAAAGTTATCCAGTCTGGTGTTCAAAATACTAAACAAGCATTGAGGCGCATTCAGGTTTGCGGCATCGTCCTTCACAAGATTGAAGCGTCGTTGCATGAAAGAATCGTTATCGTAAGACCTCCGATGATCTGTCTGCGCTGATTGAATCCTGTTCCGTGCTTCGTCCGCAGAAGAAGACAACTTAAGCGTCTTCATTCGTTCGTTCGCTTCGTCGAAAGTCAGTAGCTCTTCTTGGACTTGCTCCTCGCTCAAGAGGGTTCCGTCCGATCTGAGTCGCAGCAAGTCCATCCTTTCCATGAACACTTCACCCGCATGAGCCCAATCATTCCGAGCACCGATTGGGCCAGCATTGTGATCGTACTCCATCAATGCCGCCTCAACTTCCGCCAAGCTCTCTTCTGTCCTTTTGAGACCCTTCGTCTCGTGAATGATGAACTCCGCCAATGTTGGGCGCGTCAAGAGTCCGTATTCTACGTGTTCCCAGAAGTTTATATGACCTACACGAGCGAAACGAAAGTTAGGTACAACGCCCTGCACATCTCGGTTCAAGGTGTACCAACGTTTGGTGTACATCGTATCAACCAAGTCGCCCAACGACTTTGCCTCTTTGACCAGTTCGATCAGACGAAAGGCGTCATCCTGGTAGATCCGTCCAGCCAACGCTTGATGGGCTATGTAGCTCTCCATCAAGTCCTGGCCTTTGTGCGGATGTTCTCCACCGTTCGATGCCCAGATATTCTCGTCAAGGTGCTCATCTCCGAAGCTGCCGTTGGGATACAGCTTCAAGATCTTTTTGCTGATGTTCTTGATTTTGCCTCGCATCTTTTGCTTGTCGCGCTTGGTTCCAGTCCTGTTCTTGCCATTGTCAGGCCGACCGATTTTACTCATGAGTTTGCTCCTTTTGGATTGAACCATTGTATGTCAAGTATGACATAAAAAAACTAAAAACTTCGGACAGATTATGTCCGTCTCTGCTCTTGCAGAAGATCGATCAATGAGTCAACCTCCCAGTCGTCAAGCTCCACCGGCTCCCGCTCTTTAGTGTCGGAGCGGTGAGCAGATATGACCTCAACCCCTGGGCCGAGGCCAACGTCTGGTTCGGCTGGCCAGAAGGTTACGGTGACATCAATGACTTGTTCTTCAATGACTTCACCCGTTTCTTCGTCTTCGATCTCACGGGTCAACTCTATGCCGACCTTGCATTTGTCGAGGGGCAATCCTCTTGAATCAGTCCACTTCATTTTTCTCTCCTTTCCTGTCTGTTAACTGGATGGTTGGTTGTGTCAAGTATGTCAGTTATGGCTCACTAACAAGTCGCGGACATAAGTCAGTTGACCCACCACTGCTTCGGGTATCCGCAGTGGCCCCTCCGAGTCGTACTGTCTTTGTCGTCGGATACGGGCCTCGTAGTCTTCAAAGAGGCTGAGGAGCATCTCGACTTGACTAAGAGCAAGCTCATGGTTCGAGAGGCCTGTTAGGACTGATGCCTGCCACTGGTTGATTTGGAAAGTGTTTTGAAGACCCTTCATTCGCTGGTCAATGTCATGCCAGTCATCAACCTTGCCTTCCCTTAGGGCAGTGCAGAGCGCGATGGATTTCCAGTTTTCCCACAATGGCTGGGACCACTTCTCGAAAGTTCCGTCATCATCGAAGATGTTGCTATCTCCAACGAATGTCATGTCCTCGCGCTCGAACAGGTCTTCCACGCTGACATACCCAATTGCGGATACCATTCGCCTTGCCCACGGGAAGGAGTGGTTCTCAATCCAGCGGTCAAGGTCAGTGTGAAGCAACGCTACCTGATAGAGTGATTCACACTCGATGCAATCTGGAATATTGGCAATGTCACAACTCTCGGCCATGATCCGTAGTGCAGCCTTGGCTGAAGATGGGGCCCTGTCTCCGTACAATGAATCGTCCATGCGGACGATGTGCGAAGAGATGAAGTCTCCAGGCTTTACCCACTGACGGCAGTCAGGACTTTTGCCTCCATTCATCTCGTACTCCCAGCACAAGATTTTGTACTCGGACTCCTCGACTTTACGGAAGCACTGGAGCTTGCCCTCGGTCGCGTACTTTACAATCAATCGGCTCAGGTCACTCGGCTTAGTCGGTCTATACATTGTTATTTCCTTTTGTTTGTTATGTTGGTGAAGCAGGGTGCTTCATTGAGGAGAACGGGGCCGGTTAGACCCGCGACATGAGTCTTCACTCATAAGTACGCAGCGCTTCGATTAGGTCCGACATGGAATGTCAATCAATCTGTATGTACGACCGTCTGATGAGCATCTGCATGCCCGCTGCCCTGGTGTCGCGCATTAGGTCTTCGAGCACTGCTCGTCCCTTCTGTGTCGTATCAGCACCCTCTCTAAGGATGTGAGCGACTACAATCTCACCGAACTCACCAGCAAGGTGAGCCATGATCCCCGAGCGGTCAGGCCGGGATGATGATGGCCCAATGCCAGCAAGCCAATGACACACAAAGCCCTGGCACTCAGAGGGCCGTTGAGCGTAGATGCCGCAACGCTTAGTGCCAGAGCCGGTCATGTGAGTGCAAGGCTTCCCGATCTCACTTGGCACGGATGGAATCTCCAGCACAGTACAGCATGCGTCACAGGTCCCGCATTTACGGTTACCCCTCATGCCTCCCTCTCGATTCGCAAACGCTGGTTGTGCCATCTGTGCTCGGCTTTGCGGGCCAACTTCCACATCTTCTGCTTTTGCGCTTCCTTCATCACCTTGCGGGCGTCAACGCCCTCGGTCTCCAGCTTGGCCCAGGGGATCGTCCGCATGTGAAACCTCTCGTCACTCAGGTCCATCACTCTCCTCCTACTAAGATGACCAGCTTGTTGTTCTCGATGCGGACCATTCCACGCTTCAGGCAGCCTTGGAGCAGGTCCTGATGGGACAAGCTCTTGAGGCTGAAGGTAGGCAGTTCGCGGATGTCGAACTCGTTGTCCTCACCCTCGGCCTCGTCGAACGTGTACCAGTACGTCATGCGGTTGCTGATGTTGCCGTTCTTGTAGACGTGGTACACCGGGACTTGAAGCCCTCCCTGGTCGTCGAAGTCTCGACGGTCGTTCTCAGGGGCAGCATCACAGTGCCGTTGGATTTGCTTCTCGGTACACTGAATGCGAACCTCGAATGCTTCTTCTGGTGGTACGTATGAAAGTGGCATCACTCTCCTCCGTTGTATTGTAGGATTTCACCGATGGGACTGATGTTGAACATCAGCTTGCCGTCGTGTGGTTCGCGGTCGTCGTCAGCGTAGACAAACAGTTCACCGTCTACTATTTCAATCTCAATCATTGAAGTCGAATCAGTAAATGAGTCATCGACGAAGACCATCACCGTGGTCTTTTTCTTCGTTGAGACATTCTCTTGATTCAAAAATATTCTGACTTCTTCTGTGATGATGGACTTCTGTTTCATTCCTTCCTCCATTTAGTTTGAGGGTTCCACTCTTCAACGAGTTGCTCCTTCTTGAAGTTGCCGCCCTCACCATTGAGGAGACGAATCAAGGTGTCCTTTCCGGTCTTGTCGAAGTCACAAGCCGTGATGGTGATGAAGGCTCCCCATTGAACATCAGCGAACCGAAATCCAGGGTCGTACTCTTTCTGCCTTGAACTGAAGGCTTTGATGGCTGCATTGGCCTTCTTCCTGGCCTCGACATGCGAGCGGTAGTATACGCCGCCGCCACTTGCGGGCGCCCAGATATCCTCGCCCAAGTTGATAAGGTTCTGGTCCAATCTATAAACTCTCATGATTGCTCTCCTGGCCACCATGTCGGGGCCTTCGTTTTTTTGTTCCACTGGGCGAACCCAGCCTTCTCTCCGATGTAGAACCGCCGATAGGATTCGACGGCATCGTCAGTCTTGTACTCGTCAGGCATGCACAGCGGGTGAGGCGTGCGCTTGAGGTTGTACAGAGACAGGTCTCGGCACTGGTCCATGCACTCTTGGATGATGGCCTCGGACTTGTGTACCTTGCCGTAGCGGCGCGTGTACTCCTTCGCGAGGGCCATGCCGTGGTCATAGAGCCAGATGAAGTTGCCGAGGGTCTCACGGGCCCACACAGAGCATGGGTGGTTGAGGTGAGCAGACTTGTAAGGGGTCTGCCCACCCAACTTGTTGACAGCCGTGGCGAGCATCTGTGCGCTCTCCAGGGTCATCTTGACGACGTGACGGTCACACTGCATGCGTGCTGCGATGCCGGGTGAACGGTCGAGGACGAAGATGTTCATCACTCACCTCCTTCGGTATCGACGACGTACAGGGCAGGAACTTGGACTTGGTCGGCGAACCCATCGACGAGGTCACACTGACCATCGAACTCCTCGACTGACCACCCGAGCCTGTCTACCAGACTCTTCGGCGTGGCGCCGTAGCCCATGGAGTCCATCAGTCCGCCAAAGGCAAACTTCAAGTCTCCACCGCCAATCCACTTGTTCCTCGACTCCAGCAACCGCAGCAACCACTTGGCGACTGCACTCTCGTGGTCATCTTGGCCGTACTTGTCGAGCATCAACCGAAGGGCAACGATGGTCATGTCCCGCTCTTCCTTGTGTAAATCAACGTCCAACCCCGGCTGGTCTCTGTCTGCACACATCACTCACCTCCTTGTTGTTTGATGTTCTTGAGGGCTTCACGGGCTGCAATCCCAGCCTGAACGAAGTCGTCCTCATCCATGGCTTGGTCTGCGAGAACCTTTGCCGCAAGCTCTTGCCTGCCAGCACAGTGCGCCTCCCAGTCTTCACTGAAGTGCAAATCCAAGTGGTTCACAATCCACTTGAGTGCCGAGATTGCGGTATTGGCCCGCCACTCATCTGTGGACTCAGCCTCCGCATTCTTAATGGCGTCCTTGGCAAAGCCGAGGGTGATGACGGCCTCCAGCATGGCGCGGTGTGGGTCCGTTAGTGGACACCATGCATTTGGGTAGTTTGTGTATCTTGATTCATCCATTGGTATTGCTCCTGTTTGTTGATGGTGTCCGAGGCGGGAGTCGAACCCGCACAGCATTAGCCGGGAGATTTTAAGTCTCCTGTGTCTACCGATTCCACCACTCGGACATAAGTGGGGGGTTTTAATAAGCGGACCCCAAACCGCTCCCTCTCCCGGAATACTATTCCTCGACCTCGACCACGGTTGGTTCAAGGTTCGCCAGCATGGCCTTGTCTTGCCAGAACCGGAATGACTCCCGCAATGCCTTGACGAAGGCAGCGTCACTCAGGCCGGTAGCTGTGCCGCCGTCACTACCGAAGTGGTTGTGCATGAGGGTGTCAGGGTCAATCGGCGTGTCCTTCTTGGTCGGGCTGGCGTTCAGGCTGATGATCTCCCAGTTACCCTCCACTGGTTCAAGCTCGTTGTCACCAGTCTCAGCCAGTAGGGTGGACGGGAACAGCACAACGTATGCGGACTTGGCCTGCATCTTGTGTGTACCGGCGCCCTTGTTTGCGGCCTGGAGTACCTTACGTGGGGCCTCGCCCTCCCGGCGGCTCTCGAATGACGCGACCAACTCGTCGCCGTGGTTGAGCGCGACAATGCCGGTGAAGCACTCATTCGGATTGACTTGCACCTCAAGTGCGCGAGGTTGGAACCTGCTGGATTTGCCAGCGTAAAAGGCGAACCGCGCGCTGTCGGCAAGCTCATCCCAGGTCATCGTTGTGTGACTGAACCGGGACTCGGCTGTCTGACGCTTGGCGAAAGTATGGACGTGAATAGTTGGTGTAGGCATTACTGGCCTCCTGATGGAAGTATGAAGTCCACACAATCGAAGCAGGTGTAGTCTCCAGAGTCGGGGTGGGCGTCGTACACGTAGCAACAGAACATCCGTCCTGGCGCTACATGGTCGAGAGCCTCTTCGAAAAGCATGAAGTCGAACAGAGCACCGTGGTGGTCATTGTTCTCTTCATAGTCTTGCTCACCTTTGTAGATGAGAACATTGGTGTTGGGCTGGTCCTCTTTGTCTATCTGCCGCTTGGCCCACGCCTGAAGTTCTGCCTTGGTCATCACTCACCTCCTTTGATTGTGATGTGCTCGACACTGCAAGTGTCGGCGGTTGCATGGTTGGGGACGGGCTCGCCGAAGACGTCCTCGCCCTCATCAAGCTCATCCACCAGTTGCTGCTGGAAGTCGATGAGCCGGTCGAGAAGGTCAGAGGGGTCAGCCTCGGCTGAGATGTCGAATGAGAGTCGGAATGTTCGTGGCATGAGTGTCTCCTCAGTAGGCCAGTAGTGAGATGATTTGAAGTGCCAGTAGGCACAGGGCTGCGATGTTGCATTCGGTCAGGTACATGGTTGCTCCTCAGCAGTCGCAGCAGTGGTGGCCGCTGCCGTAGTCTTTGAGACAGTGCGGGCAGTGTCCTGCCTGCCCCAGGGGTGAACCGGCAGCGTCATTGCGTCCGGTGGTGCCATGCTCCATGGCTGCAAGCTGCTCTTGCTCTTTCTGTTCTGCGATCTCGGCTGCTCGCATGCGAGCCAGGGCGCACCAGTTAGCGTGGTCAATGGCGCGCGATACGCGGTCGAGATGCGCTATCGCATCGGAGATGGCCTCAACGTGAGCCTGCTTCTCCGGGCTCCATGGTCCGGGCTCATGGTCAGGGGACTGTGCCGCGCTGGCGTACTCACCCTCCAGAAGAGAGCGCAGGCTTTGCAGCCTGTTCTCTACTTGATTGTGGATGAAGTCAACCTTGGGCTGTGTGTGTGTATCGCTCATA